TCATCCTCCTGCTCTTCATCCTCCTCCGCAAGCATCGCCCGGAGCCTATCCTGTACAGACATCTCACCAAGAGGCTCTTCTTCAAGCTCATCCTCGGTTTCCTCATTGTCCTCGGGCTCAGTCGGAGCCGGAGGGGCTTGGGCCTCAGCCTCCGCAGCAGCCTCCGCGGCAGCTAGAGCAAGACGGGCAGCAGCCAGAGCAAGAGAGGCAGAAACAGGAACCGGAACCGGAACCGGAGCAGGAGCATCACCAAGAGACTCACCCTTGAGAACCTTGGGAGGCTTGGGAGCCTTGGGAGGCTTGGGGGTTTGGGCCGCAATGAGAACCTTGGCCGGGTCGTGGAGATGGCACCCTGTCCCATTGGCCACACACCTGTTTTTGCAGGAGGTCTTCTTGGTGCCACAGAGGAATGGGCACATAGGCCTCTCGGCTGTGGGCTCCTTGGGCTTCCTGATGGTCTTGATCTTGGGGATGGTGCCCGAGGACAAGTACCTGGTGACCAGGTCCTCGGACGGTAGGTTGTACTCCAGCGATATGCGGGCCAAGAGCTGGGTGGTGTATTTCTGAAGAGCGGGTGCAAAAATGGCAGCCATAGAATCCATTTGAATTGTAAGTAAGTAAGAGTGTAATTGAGAGAATGTTGATGATTTTCTCTCTAAAAGCATAAACCTAAGCAATTTTTAAACATGTATTTTAAAATATACATATAGTATATAATGAATTTTGATAAAGTATCTCCCAGAACTATAATAATTATTACAGTTCTTGTACTTATTATTTGTGTTTTATATAAATCTATTGAAAACGATGAGGGAGATGCCGCTCCCCCTACCCGTGCCCCTCCCCTTGTCCCTGGGGTCACTTCTAACCCAGAACCATTTAATATTACAGGTGATAAGATGATACCTATATCATCGGGTAAAGATATTACCGCTAAATTAGATATAATTAAAAACAATGCCGATATTCTAACTGCTAGAGAAACGGCTATTGATAAAAAAATCGCTATGAATAAACAAAATGCAATAATTTTTGCTCTTGAAAAGAAAAAAATTGAAAGCAACCCCATACCTTCTACATCACAAAAACGTGATTTGGCTGCTATTAATAAAAAAATCGCTATGAATCAACAAAATGCAATAACTTTTGCTGCTAGAAAAAGCCTTATTATTAAAAACAAGGCTGGCAATAATAAAAACGCAATAGATTTTGCTGCTAGAAAAAACAAATAGGTGTGATAAATCATTACAAACACATTATTATTAAACTATTAATGCTAAAGAGTTCCATTGTTCCACGCTTAGAGCATTTTGACGTCCGAGGTTGAAATTGGGCCATATGAGGGGGGATGGAGGGCCCCATCTCATCTTAATTTTTTCACATTCCCGGGTTGCGTATTCCAAATCGTAGGCTTCGTCGCGAGTCTGTACAATAATAGAATCCGTATTATTGTAGAGGCCCCAAATTGACTTGTGTTCGTATTCAAGCACGCAATGCCATTCGGTTAATAGCTTGATTTCAACAATGACTGATATCCAAATAAATGGCTTAGTTTTGAAAATTTCGGTGATTTTGCGAGTTTCAAGATTGAGAATGAAAGGCATTTGTATTCTGTGATGGTTGATGACAATTTTTATATAATCAATAAACCTAGGCTATTTTAATACATATTTTTTGGATTAGATAAATGATTGTGTAATTGCCCAAACCATCTCCATAAACCACCCAATATAGTCGTAGTCGGTCTTGTAACTTTAACCCTATCAACGTACTCATCGGCTTCTTTTCTTATTTTAAAATTACAAGCGTCTTTTATTGATTTAAATTCAACAACATAAGCAGAATTATTTGACCAAACATTGAATACTCGGCAGGTAAACATATTTATTTAAATAATGTGTAATATTTATAAGTACTATTATGAGTGAGTGTCCAATATGTTTAGAAAGTCTATTAAGTGATCAATCCCTAACGGTTGGTTGTTGTAAACAGCAGTTTCATTATCAATGTTATATAAATTCAATGTCTGCAAATCCAAAATGCCCCTTGTGTCGTAAAGATCACATAATTATTAATATAGTACCACAACAGCCACAAATTGTGGTTGTAGTTCCTGAGAAAAATATGCGATTTATAAGATTAACCGCTGCATTTGTATTTTGTATTAGTGCTGGTTATTTTATGTCTAATTTAAAATAAAATAACCTTGAACAACTCTAGAAATCCACCTATCTTCATCAGATTTAGGGGTATCTTCAAGAGTTGCGTGAGTTAGGTATTCTCGGGTTTCAATTGGATAAACATCTCTACCGACCATATTTGCCAATTGAATAGCTAAATAACAAGATTGAATAGTACCAAATGATGCAAGAACTAAACCAGCTTTTTTAAGATTATCGTGATATTGTGCCATTTTATCTTCATTAACGTACCTTCCTGAAAATACCTGATTCATAGATGAAATTAAAGAATTTGAAAGTGGCCCTTTTAATATAATGTTTAATATTAATTGAACAAAGAAGCCATCTGTTTCTTTTTCCGCCTCTAAAATTTCATTTATAATCTCCTTGTGATATTTAGGTTTTTTTGTTAGACTAAGTAATTTAATCCTATTAGATCTCCAAAAAGCTATTTTAACTTTTGACTCTTTTTTAAAGCACTGCATTACTAAATAATACATGGAATTTTTAGGAGGGTGGATGCATGCACTCTAAAAACATATCACAATTTGCACAACTAATTCGTGCATAATAATACCCCTTATCCAAAATAATTCGGGTGTGTAATCTAGCAAAATCTCTAGCATCATCAAGACTGTTAAATTCGGACGACTCGTATTGAACATTGGTATTCATTTCTATTTGTGGGTCATTTGTATTTATTAATTACACGGCTACTACTTCTAAGTTATACGTCTGGCTCTTCCAATTCATTATCAGAAACAACATTTTCTTCAATATCGGGGGCATCTGGCATAACAACATATGGTTTTTTAATCTTGAGAACTTGGTATAAATTCTTCTTCTTGGCTGGAGTTGGTCTCTTGTCTGAAAATTCACCAAATATTTCATTTATAAACTTTTCAAGAATTGGGATATCTTTGATTCGCTTTTCATCTTTTTGAATAACATCCATAAGTACTTCATCTGAATAACCAAAGGTTTTGAGTGCTTTTATTCGCTCTTCCAACTTTGGTTTAATACCTTTGGAATAGTACTTTTCTTGTAAAATTGCCATTTCCGGAAAAATCTTGACTTGAACCTTGCCCTTTTTAACATCCAAACGAACTGGTATATAATCGGCGTACATTGGAATTGCGTGTGGCACTTTGGGAATAATTAAATTTTCTGGTGGATTTTCATACTTTGTTTGTAAGATCCGAAGTCTTGTTGTATCTGTTCCATTCTTTTCAAGATCTGAAAAGTATAAAACTGGATTGCACACCGGATAATATGTGCGCTGAGTTGGGCAGGCTTGGCTACGCTTATCTAATAGATTTTGAACACGGTCGGTTATAAATAATAGGTTTGGTCTGTATATACCAGATTGGGGATGAACACGAGTAGGGCGCAACATTCTAGTTTACTTACAAGTTACTATTTCTTATTAACCTTGGCTAGAAAAATACATGTTTTCAACAAAGTTTCCAAGTTTTTTGTTAATAATGAGTACTGGATCTTTCTTGAGTGATTCAAATGGTCCCCATATTTCAATAATTTTTTGTTTTGAATTATACCAGATATATCTTAGATTTAGATCGCTTGTTAGCTTGTAAAATAGATTACCATTTTTACCCATAAATGCGTAAATCATATCGTCAGTGTACAAATCAACTTTTAGGTGTGCATAATGTGTACAAGGCGGGTTATATGGAGCCATTTCTTTCTTATATACAAAGGGTCTTTTGTCTCTATTTTATTTATTTGAGTAAGGTAGATGTTTAAATATATTGTGTTCACTACAACTTTTATACTTTTTCTTATGGAGGCTTTACTTCATTACAATATAGGGCGATATGAGGAAAAAGATGGCATTGTTTTTTATCTTCCAGATATGAAAGAATTTATAGCGCTTGTAGCCGTACTTTTAGTATTTAGTATTGCAAACTCACTGTGCGCTAATTACTTTCTGAAGAATTGAAAAATCCCAAGGGAATTCCATAACAGGAACCGGATTATTTCTGTTAAGATAGGCAGTCTGCAAAGCATTTGCAAAATCCATTGAATCAAACTGAGCAACCATACCACCGTGCTTTTCAAACCTGGACATGTGCGTCCAACACTTTGGTTCGACAAGTATGGCATCCGGTAAAATTTCTTTGAGTGCATGAACCGCCGATATAACCTGAATCTTTCCAATTGTGCTATGCTCTGCATTTGTTAGACCAAAACCCTCTCCACAACAAGTATTTAGTCCAACATCGCAAGCATTATATAATAAATGAATATATCCATCCGGTGAAACAAGAGGCGATGCGTTCATAAATATGTGATTTGTTAAAATCATTTCTGATGAAATTTTCATTCTACGGCACTCGGTTTCAATAACATTACGTAAATCGTACCCGTCCTCTGTCACAAGTAAACATCCACACATTAATTTGAGCTCGTGTCTAAACTCATTCATTTTTAAAAACTCTAAAAATGCTGTAATTGTGGTGGACCACTGTTTGCGGTATGAATTTCTATTAAGGTTTAATATAATAAAATCATCCACCTCAAATCCAAGTTGATCCTTGGCTCCTTTGATTTCAGGAATAGTGTCAACCCCCAACTTGAATACATGAACCTTGTTGTCGTCCCATCCAAGATCATTGACAAGGTGGTTCTTCCAGCAGTCTAGAAAAACAAAACATGCATCGGACCTCATACGAAGATAATCAAGCTGATTGACATCCTCCCAAGGATAAACAAGGTCAATGTAAAGAACAACCTTGTAATTTCCCTGTGGAATCATATTAAGAATTGCAAATGTAACTGGAAGATCATTGTAAAGAAAGAGAATATCTGGTTTTTCCTTTTCAAAATTTGAAACAATAACTTTATCACCAAATCCCTTTGGAGATTCTGGATCTTCTGCCACAGCGTCTATGAATCTTATTCTGGGATCAATAAACCTATCAGTTATGGCTTGATTTTGATAATTCTGGAATGCAAAGTACACAACCTCGTGTCCTTGATCTGCTAGGGCATTTGTAAACTTATTAGCGCTTCGGGCATATCCGGTGCCTTGGTTTGCGTGAGTGCACATAAAAAATATCTTCATTGCAAACGTATACTACAAGATTATAGGTTTATTTCTTTTAAATCATAGCGCAATCATCTTAACAACTCGGAAAATTGTTAACATATTGTATTATTTAGGAAACTTTAATTAATTAATTTAAACACGTGGAGGTTGTTGAGCCATATGTATATGGACATTATTTGTCACCGCATCTGGGTTTAATGCTTGCATCTGTAGCTGGGACTGGGCTGCTTGAGCCTGGGCTGCTTGAGCCTGGGCCACTTGTTGAGCCTGGGCCACTTGTTGAGCCTGGGCCACTTGTTGAGCCTGGGCCACAAGTGGACACTGGGCTACTTGTTCTGGTTTATTATCTAAAAAAGCAATATCAAGACTGTTTCCTTTGTAATAATAAATAATCATAACAAATCCAATAAGACTTAATACAATTGATAATACAAGCGAAACTTGTTTAACTGTTGTATTTTTATCAATACGCGGTGCTGTATACATATAGTATGATGATATTCCTGTACCAACGAGACCTAAAAGAAATAAAATACTACCACCAAAATAAAAATATTCTGGTTTCTCCATTACTTTTACATTCTATTTTATTTAAATAGGAGATCCAGCAAATGTAACTATTATCCATAGAGTTACAAAGAACGCAAAAAGTGTTGCAATTGGTACATATAATGGGTAATTTCCCATGCTTTGGAGAGTATCACTTTGATTATACCAATATAACCATGCGCCTGACATAAGCATAAAAATAATTATAAACCAATACAGGTTATCCATTATACCTATTACATGGATTTTTTACATCCCGCAACCACAGTTTTCCTTTTTAGGCATCATTGTCATACCATCATCATTTTCTTCATAGTACTCATAGCCCTCCCCATTGTCCATCTCTTGGATATAGTCCTCGTAATTCTCACCATTGTCCATCTCTTGGATATAGTCCTCGTAATTCTCACCATTGGCCATCTCGTGGCCGTATTCCTCGTACTTTTCTTCTGAATATTTTGATTTCATACTCACTGGGTTCATTGGGTTCCTCATCCATCGAGGCTGATTCATTAAGAGAAGCATTGCAACAATTGCAATAAGAATTAGTGAGATCATACACGCGTTTATTTTCATTTAATTAATGCTGAGAAATTATTTTACGACACATTGGGCAAGTTATATCTGTTGTTGTCCATCTCATAAGGCACGTTTTACAAAATACATGTCCGCACCGGGTTTTTAAAATATCATCTGGTGATTCGTAGCATACTGAGCAATCTCCTGATGCTGGTGTAAATATTAAAGAACAAAATAGTTCAAGAATTTCTTCTCTTGATACGTGACCAATTAATGTATATACTTCTGCTGTTATAACTAGAGCTACCCAATGATTTATACCCAATGTAACACAGTATGAATAAAATGATAAAAAATTTCTTATTTTTTCTGGTATAATAGATGATTTTCTAGATAAAGACCATCTATAAATAACATTTTGCTTGTCGTGATGTTTACATACTGGTAATTCAATACCATAACACACGTATGTGTTACGTGATTTAATTTTACAACGTCTACCTCGTAGAGTTTTACCGTAACACATACATGGGATTGCAACCCTATTAACTTTTACATCTGTAATGTCCATTTACTTATTATATACAAGTTTAATCTTCTTCACTTTCTACAACACTTTCATCTTCACACGATTCTTCTGATTCTTCTGATGGGGTATAATCTGAATCTCCTTCTAAATGTATCCAGCCACCATCAACCTTTATAAACCCAGCATCTTCCTCCTTTTCGCTATCATAGTACCCTGATACACACTCTTTGTCAATTGTATATGATTTTGACTCGTATGTATAAATTATAAGATCCCCATGCATATTTTTAGATGGTGATAGATACTTTACAGTAAATGTCTTTGCATTTTCTCCAACGATTTTAGCAACGAGGTCAACTGTTTTTCCATTATCAAGCTCATTTAGAATGTCAACAATAGTATTCATTATATAATTTAAATGTTTGTTATTTTTAAGTTGAATGATCGCAGAACTAACAAATCGTGTAATTGGACCAAATGATGCTGTTATGTTTGATATTGATGAAACACTTATTCATAGAGATGGAACTCCTATACCAAAAATTATAAATTTATTACAAATGTGTAAATGTGCTGGTTACAAAGTTGTTATTATGACTGCTAGACCTTTATCAAAGTTAAATGTTGAATTTACTAAAGAACAACTTGCTAGTTTTAAAATTCCTTATAATTTTTTAATGTTTATATCTGCTGATGACAAGACTAAAATAAAGAGACAGTTAAATTTAAAATTTATACTAAGTGTTGGTGATCAGATTACAGATATAGGAGCAAGTACTTATTGGATTAAATTACCACAAAAAAATGATCCTAAAATATACACTAACATTTCCAGCGGTTTTCGCAATTCATACAAGTGATAAATGTTGTCATTGGTTCATCTGCACTCCTAGTTTGCATCTGATAATAGGTGGTTTTATGAGACCGGCATTTTCCACATTTAAATAATCCCACATAATTTGGATCTTCTGCATTTATAGCCTCTCTTTGTAAAGCTCTTACCCGTTGTTTATCCTTGGTTAGTGCAACTATCCCAGTTGGGTTAATTTGACACGAGTCCATATTGACAACATCTTTTATTTTTGTTGTCCCGTTTAAAATAGAAGTGATTAAAGTATTCAAAGGAACCTTGAGATTATATTGAATATTTAGGAATTTTTGCTTGTATCGTTCTTTAAAATTTATATTTTCCCAAGATGGTTGTTCTCCTGCACAACGGGTTTTTTTAACCGCCCAATTAAAAATTGTTTTTTCTAAATTTTGGCACATTTTATCGGTTTCGGGTATATTTAAAATTGTTGCAATTTTGTGATTAACATATGTTCTCATTTCAATTGCCATTATTGTCCTTGATATAGAGGCTGAGAATAGTTGGGAACGCGGTCTGGATAATAGTCTGGGTTAGGTGGACCTAGGTAAGAATACGTCAAGTTTTTGGCACTCCATTCACTTGGTGATTTATATAAAAATATCTCGGCATTTCTGATATGTGGCTCTACATAAAGACTATCAATAGAACCCTGATTTATTGCCTGACTTTCAATTGATGCATATTTATCAGTTGTTCTGAATAAAATAAATAATAAAACAACAACTATACATACGTGCCACCACTTCATTATTTAATAGTACAGTTTATTTTTGTGGGGGGACCCAAGCCTCCCCCTTAAATATAGCCTTTGTATATGCAACAGCAAGCGAAAAATGAACAAATACCCAATCAAGTGGGCTAGTCATTTTTACTCTCATCGGGTTCGTGTTCACCATTGATTCCAGGTTCATCTTCGTTTGATCCGTGAGACTCTCCATCAGATTGTTCATTTGTCTGAGCCATATTACATGTTCCTTGTTGGCTGGATTGAATGTCTTCACGAAAATCGCAACGCTCTTGTTGTTCTCCATATTCAATGAAACGGTACACCTTTTTAACTATGTGATGAACAACACCAGGGAACAATTTTGGTAAAAATATCTCAACCGCTGAAAGAAATGTAGCGACAAGAAGATTAAGGGAAATTTGAATTCTAGGAACGGTCTCCATTTATATAATATGTCAAGCTAGTTTTAAGCGCGTTTAAACATTTGAAATGTATATGTTTATATAGTGTAAGATGATCCTTTGGACATTCATTAAGACTATGCGATTATTATATCGAGTCTATAAAGTTAGAAAAACAGAATCTACTAAAGATGTAGAAAAACTAAAAAAATTTACATTAAATTCAGGCCCAATTGCAATTAAATTTATACAGTTTATGGCTTCAAATGAAGCTCTTTTTTCTTCTAATATAAGTTCGCAGATTAGTGATGTATTTGAAAATTGTACAATTCACGATGTAAAATACACAGAAGATGCGTACATGAAAGATTTTGGTAAAGATATTCATACTGACTATAATTTTGATGGTACAGTGCATTCAGGAAGTATTGGTCAGGTATACCGGGCTTATAGTAAAGTGCGTGAAACTTATGTCGCAATAAAGGTGAAACATCCAAAGATTGACAATGAAGTTAAAAAGTTTATCCAGTGTCTATCTGTATCAATTAGTATAATAAAACTATTTTACAATATTCCGTACGTTTACTTGATTCTTGAATTTATTCATAATATTCAGATGCAGTTGAACTTTGAACAAGAGGCAAATAATATGAAAAAACTTAAAAAGTGTTATGAAGATACCCCGTGTATTGTTATTCCAGATGTATTTGAAGTGTCTTCACAAATTATAATAATGTCATTTCACGAAGGACTTAATATTAATTACATAAAAGATAAAAAAATAAAACTTAAAATATCATTATACCTTAATTTATTTGTAACATCATCAATTTTATTACATAACTTTTTACATTGTGATCTTCATTGTGGAAATTGGAAAGTTGACATATCATCAAAAGATAATCCAAAATTAATTATTTATGATTGTGGAATATTTGCAGAAACTGATAATATTTCAAAAAATAAAAATATAATTGGTTATCTTCTTGATTCTAATTTTTCTGAATTGATTAAAATGTGTTCCGATCAATCGGATGAGATTGCACGTTTACAAGATGATATTAAAAAAATTGAATCTGATAAAAAAATGGATGCTTCTAAAAAGTTGAACATGTTTTTAAAAATAATTCTTGAATCAAGTATAAAAGCGGATTATTCAATTGTTAGACTAATTCAAGGACTTGCCATAACTGGTACAAATGTTACATATAGTGTTGATACCCTAACTGGAACATTTGTAGATGATAGGAATAATGATAAAACATTATTATTATTTGCATACATGTGCGTTTGTTACAATTCTGAAAACTTTGTACAATTATATGAATTTTATAGAGCTTGGATAGATGAAAATCAAGCTCAATCTGAATTTTTTATGGAATGGTTACAAAAAAAGTATGGTCATCAAGATACTGAAATTTTTTATGAAACATTATGTGATATTTTTAACCTTAAATATCGGCCTTTAAATTATCCTGATGTATTTCTAGCTTAGCCGCGCTTGGGTCTGTTTCAGATGTCCATCTGGGTCTCCATATTTCTGAAATGAGATGATCATTTGATAACCCCATTGTGGCCCAAAACATTCTTCTATACAGAGCCTCTTCTTTTGATAATGGTGGATTGTGATTTTTTGTTTCAGAAACAATCTTTGCAAAATCAGAATCAGTAACAGCTTCTTCCGCGTACTTTTTAACTTCTGTGATCCACGAATAACCAACAGCGTCACTCATACCATTCTTCTGACGCCACAAAATTTCATTGGGCAGTGTACCCTCAAATGCCTCTCTAAGAATCCACTTTTCCATATTCCAATCACCCTTTATCAATTTTAAACCTTGATCAATAGTCATTCCAACCTCGGCAAACTCCTTGTCCAAGAATGGAACCCTTAGCTCAAGCCCGTGTGTAGCAATGCACCTATCTGCACGGAGGCCATCAAATTGATGAATCAACCTTAGGCGTCGTATATTTTCAAGGTAAAAGTGTTGAACATCGGGAGCATAATGAAAGTACAAGTAGCCCCCAAACAATTCGTCACTCCCTTCGCCTGAAATTATCACCCGACAATCGGTATTCTGCGATATCCAACGACACAGTAACCACATTGGAACGCTTGCTCGAACTGTGGTGGTATCGTAGGATTCTAGACTTTTGATAACTTCCGGTAGGACCCTTATGCCCTCTTCAATATCAAAGTTCACCTCTGTGTGTTCAGAGTTGAGAAACTTGGCCATTACTCGCGCGGCACGAATGTCTGGACTTTCGGGTGTACCAATTGAAAATGTTCTAATTCGTGTACCGGGTGCTAAAAGGTCTCTAGCGACCGCGGCAACCAGACTGCTATCAAGGCCGCCGGATAAAAGAAAGCCAATTGGGCGATCTGTATTTTCAATTCTAATCTTGACAGCCTTTATGAATGCAGGTTTAATCTGTATAGCCTTTAAAGTTGGCGCACCTCCCCAATAGCACGAATAATAACACGAAAATTTATCAGTTATTGAATCGTAAACGTGACCCGGTGGAAATATCTCAACTCTTGTACCAAATTCAAACAATCCTTTGGCCTCGCTTGCAAATGCAATGTTACCAGCCGAATATCTGGTATAAAAAAGAGGTCTAACTCCAAAAGGATCTCGGGCTGCATAAACCTCTGTGCCATCTGAATAACACATTGCAAATTCTCCAAGAATGGTTTTGGCAGTGTAAAATATACCAAAATCCTGAATCATTGGAATCAGACATTCACAATCACTTGTACTTGTAGTATTCACAGCAAACTCTTTGTAGTTGTAAATTTCTCCATTGCACACAAGCATTGAGTTATTCTTTAAGAATGGTTGCATACCAGATTCAGATGTGTCATTAATTGCTAGTCTGCTAAACATCATAGTGCATTTACCCATTGTGATGGTTCTTTGCTCATCGGGACCGCGATGAGCAAGGTACTTTGGTAGGGTTGTAAATTTTCCAAAAATGCAGATTATTCCGCACATTTTATTGTTAAACAGCTTAAAACTTTAATAGGGGCAAACTGCTGATCCTAAATCAGACAAGAACTTTGTAAGTCTTGGTTTATTAACTGTATCATCCGCATTGCACATTATAGGTGTTAAAATAGATTTAAACTGCGACGCTGCCATTGGAAGACCTTGAAAAGCTTGTTTACACGTTGCTGGAAGCTTTTCTAAAGTAGCTGTCATTGTCTGTGATTTATTTACACACCCAGCTTTCATAGTTGAATCTAGAGTCTGATTAATACTGGTCATAAATGTGTTAACACCTACATCATTTGTTCTATTATTATATTGAACTCCTACGCGGGGTAATTGTGGGGGTGGTTTGTCGGTACCCTCGTCTTTTTCCCGAGATTTAAAAAAAATAAATACAACAACTAAAGCAGCAAGAATAACAAGTAGTTTATTATTCATTTATGTATATTGTGAACATATATTTTTATTTATTTCAGCTTTGAAAAAGGGGGAGAAATCCTTTTTAACGGTATCGTCACTGTTGCACATTTTGGATCTCATTACATTTCTAACATTTGTAAGACTTGGTGGAAAACTTGCAAAAATCTTTGTGCAAGAATTTGGTAAATTATTTATAACTGCATCTAAATAAGGGTGATCTTGATTCTGGCATTCTTTCACAATGTCATTTTTAAAAGCTTGATTTAAGTTGTTAAAAAATGTATTATCTTGAGCAGGTGGGGGTGGTAATATAATCGGATCAGAGTTTAAACCTCCCGTTGAATTTAGAGTATCTGGGCTATTACCGGGAAATACAGTTGCACCTGATAAAGCCGAATCTTCTGCTGCAACATCAGCTGCTAACGCACCATTATCGTTTTCTTTATTTTTAGAAATGTACCAATATAATCCAATAATTATTAATAATAATAAAATTATAATACCGGTTTCCATTTATTTAGGGCAAGAGATAAATTTACGTAATTTTTGTTTATTTATGGTTCCATCTGAATTACACATCTGCGGTTTAAGGTCTTCTGCAAACATTGATGACATTTGCCACGGAAGACCTTCAAATGCATCCTTGCACGTTTTCCAAGGAATAACCGCATTGCCACAAGAACTTAAAATCTTTTGAAACTTTAACACATTTTCATTTCCTGGGGATAGCTGAAGCGGCTCTTGCATAAACCCACTTGTTTTTGTAAAAAAGTACAGTGCTAGAAAAATAACAATAACCCAGATAGCAATCATTTATATTGTATAAAGATAAAATTATATGACGACACTTTTTATAATATTTTTATTAATCATCATATTGTTAATTAGTGAGTGACACGGATATGGATCATCAAATGTTACATAAACTGTACTCTTGATGATTTCCATGTACTGAATGGTACTAAATTGTTCCAAAGTATCCTTCATGTGAAGATAACCAATCTTTTCCATCTTTCCGGATTCGGAGAGTTCTCCATAATCTGGTATGTTTCTAAGTATAAAATTGTACCCAGCATTTTTTGCTACAATTTTTTCAATCTTTTCAAGAACTTCTACATATTTTTTTGCATCTTTTAAAAGTTTTATAACTTGAAGCTGATTTGATAATTTTGATATATCACACGGATACTTTGTTATAAGTTCAAAAACTCTATCGTGATCTCTATGAGCCAAGTATCTTAACGCGTTTTCCATTAAATCTCTGACAAGAAGATAATAACAATAATAATGTGCCAAAAAGAATGGCGCCAATACCACTCTTCCTTTGTTTTAGATAGGCTTGAATATTTAAGTAGCAACCAAGCACCTATTATCTTGATCCAAAAAATCCAATCAAATGGTCTATTATTTATATGATGATGATAAAAAAATACAAAAATAAGTAAAAACATAAATATATTATCAAACTTGCACATCTTATCATAACCATCACATTGTATACTAAAAAATGAAGCCAGTGCCAATAAAATTGCAAAAGTATAGTTTTTATTTGCGGCAAAAAATATACTTGGAATCAACAACATTAAACTGCTTAAAATTATATCTACGTTTTTAATCGGTCGTGATACATTATTAAAGTTTATACCTATGTATGGTAATAAACTCATACTTATACTTCAGATAAAAATACACATACCGCACTTATATGCCATAAACTATGTCTAATTTCCCATTCTTCTTGTGTTGTAGCTAGAGAAGAGTATTTATACATGCACAATGGGAATATGAGTTTAACTAAAAAGATTACTTCTGGATTTTTATGAAGTGAAAAGTGTCTAACTATTAATATAAATGTTAAAAGTGTAGCAACAAAACGATCGTATATATTATATATTTTTGTATTTGGAAATATTGAATCCCCGAGAACACTAAAAAAACAAGAAAGTGCTATAGCTATTGCTATTAAATATTCTTTATTTAAAGCAAATACTACGGTTGGTATTAAAAATAATAGACTACTCAGTATAACAAATGTGCTATATTTATATTCTCGTACTGGAAAGTTAACACCTATAATTTTATCCATATGAATACTATCTGTCATTTATTTCTTACAATATATAAAATGTCTGTTCAAGAGACTTCGGCTGGTTGGTTATCAGGTATTACAAAAGAAGGGGTATTTGAAGGTGGTGTTGTAGGTGGAAAAATAATTGTTATGTTGTTATTAATTGTTTTTGCATTTATGAACCACGATGTTGATTTTATTAAAAATCATCCATCTGAATTTCTTGGTGAAGCCATAGTTGTTGGGCTAGGGACAACTATTCCAGTTTTATTCATTGGGTTTCGCAGAGGAAATCCTGTTGGATCTGTGATGTCAGCCGGCTTTATTGGATTTCTTGTATTTTTCATTTTTCACATTCTTATGGAATTTGCCGGTCAGAATGCAAAAGTGGCTTCTAGTAAATTAGTTGCTGAAGAAAAAGCTATATTTTGGCCAGTGGTAATATCGGTTTTATTAATTAGTCTTATTCTTGGAGTTATAGCCTTTCAAGTTAGAAAATTTGACATGTGTATATCAGAATCTATTCTGGAATCTGTAGTATTCGGTTTATTTAATGCATCTCCATTCTTATGGATTGAATATAATAGAGGAGAAAGAAATATTGGTAATCTCATTGTTGCATTTCTCAAATACTTTTTTGCCTTTTTCATTGGTTGTATGGTTCTTCAAGCCGGTGGGTTCTGGAGCAACGTTTTTCCATTATCTGTAGAGAAAAAGGCTGAATATTCAACGTGTTCAGATATGTTTGGAATACGATTTTCTAAAAACTCAAACAAGACAATAGTAGAAAACGTAGGCGGACCAAAAAATATAAAACTTAATTAATAAATATCAAAATTTCTCCACATTACACCATAATTGTTAGATCCTACTAAATCACTATTATCTGCACCCTCTGCATTATTATACTTGCACTGTATAAATATGGTATTACCAAATACAATTACATGTTTATTGTTATTACCAATCAAGTGTCTGCCAACATTACATTTTTCCATATTCTGACGAATATAGTCAATGGATCCACTCATAAAAGTGCCAGGTCCCGTAACATATAAACAATCGTGACCATAATGATTATGTTCAATATTCCAACAAATAAGTTCATATGTCTTTTTTAATATTGGGTGACCAGCTATACTTCCTATAAATGCGGTATACATACATGTTTCATTTGGAGGACCGTCAACTGCGCAATAAAATTCATGATCCGAATTTGCGAGATTATCGAGAGGCTGTAGACACACTTGTCGCATATCAGAATACCAACCACCTTCCTTGTACAAGACTAAATATCTAAATAAATCACATTTAAAAGAATATGGTTTAACTTTATTAAAAGCTGCTAAAATACGTTCATCATAATTTTCTTTAATAAATTTTATACAATCATCTCCAGAATACATTTTAACAACGTAGCCAGGTTGTTTAAATGTATCTATAGCGTGCTGAAACGGTATGTTAGGTAATTTATACCCATCAATAATCACAACCTTGTGAACTACTTTAGGTATCTTCATTACTTAATTTTAATAATTTTAAACCTTTAATATATTATTATTCAGATACTAACAAGTTTTCTCCTAAAATGGAAACTCGGTTTAATTGACTCTTGAAAATAACTAAAAGACCTCTGTAACACCTTTCACCCGGTTTAGAAACGTTATCAAAGTGCATGTGTGCCAACCCACGAGTTTTACATTTTATTAATATATTTTTAAGATTTGCAAAAGTTTCGGATGGAGCAAGTTGTTTAACTGATACATCGTGATAGATAAGAATGCCATTTATGTTTAGAAGCCTATCAAATACATAATCAAACCATTTGTCGGTGTTCCAGTGATCCGCGTCCGAAAATATAAAATCATACGTCTCCCTAGTGTCAAACACAAATGAACGTTCATCGCTAGATATAACATTGCAAAAACTTTTGAAATTCTCAATAGTGCTGGGTGGCTTTCCTCCAAAATCAAGCCAGTTGTCAACAAGTGTAATATTTGGCTTATTTTCATTATATTGAGCGGCTCGGACAATTGTTCTGGTTGTGTCACCAGATCCCACACCAATCTCTAGGATTTTTGATGGCTTTTGGCTTACAATGAGCCCATAAACAAGGTTAAGATGGCATTCATCAACTGCAACTTCTGGTCCAAGGCCTGTATGAAGAGTATCCATTTTATTTATAAACTCATTATATCTTTATATACTTAAAACTTGCTTGATTATAGTAGTTAATGAAAATCTCATATGCAGTCCCAGTTTGTATTGAAGATCGTGAAATCAAAGATCTTTTAAATTTCTTGACAAGTACAATTGATCCAATTGATGAGATTAATGTATTGGTTGATGTAAAAAACGCAACTAGTAAAGTTTATGATGTGCTTCAGTTATTCAAAGATCGTATAGTAATCAGTGAGAGGCACTTTGAAAATGATTTTTCAGCTCATAGAAATTATCATATTGAGCAGTGCACGGGTGATTACATCTTTATGATTGACGCCGATGAACTTCCTCACGAGCCACTTATTGTTAATATTAAACAAATTCTGACCGAAAATAAACTAGATCTTTTGTATATTCCTCGTATAAATATATGCCCCGGATCAACTAATAAATTTCTTAAAAGACGAGAATTTAATGAAAATGAATTAGGATGGATAAATTGGCCAGATTTTCAAGGTAGAATATTTAGAAATTCACCAGAAATTAGATGGGGAAAGAAATTGCATGAAAAAATAGAAGGCGCTGCAACTACTGGAAGCCTGCCAGTTGAACCAAAATATGCACTATGGCACATTAAATCTGTTGAAAAGTGCAATTATCAAGGGGAGCTTTATGATTCAATTCATTAGATATTAAAGATTAAAGTTTAAACATACATAATGAATAGTGTTGCCATTGTCACTGGAGTCACTGGACAAGATGGTTCATATTTAGTTGAATTTCTTTTAAATAAAGGATACACAGTGTTTGGACTTGTTAGACGAACCACATTCAGCTTGGCCCATAGTAATTTACCCTCAAAATCTTTAAAAGATGCAAAATTTATAACTTTTACTGCAGATGTAACTGATCAACCAAGTCTTATAAAAGTTTTTAAGGCTGCAGAAAAATTTGATAGAATTGAGGTTTATAATTTAGCTGCGCAGAGTCACGTAGCCGTTTCATTTGATTGCCCAATTTCTACTGCAGGAATAAACTTTTTAGGAACTGTAAACTTGCTGGAAACTATTAAACAATTGGGATTGATTTCAAAAATCCTATTATATCAAGCTTCAACATCCGAAATGTTTGGCAAAGTTCAAGAGGTTCCTCAAAAAGAAACAACTCCATTTTATCCTAGGTCACCGTATGGGGTTTCTAAACTTGCGGCACATTGTATGGTTGTAAATTATAGGGAATCTTATAATCTTTATGCGTGTTCGGGGATTCTGTTTAATCACGAGTCACCAAGAAGAGGCTCAAATTTTGTGACACAGAAGATTGTAAACTGTCTCATAAAAAGTTCAGAACCGTACCTAGAAATTGGAAATCTTGATGCTAAAAGGGATTGGGGACACGCAAAAGACTATGTGAGAGCAATGTGGATGATGCTTCAACAACCACATGCAGGTGATTATGTAGTTTCAAGCGGTGAACAGCATTCAGTTCGCGAATTTATTGAACTTGTCTCAAAAGATCCTATTATTTGGTCAGGTAAAGGAATTGATGAAATTGGAACAAGCGCTACTACAGGTAAGGTTATTGTTAGAGTTAACCCTGAATTTTATAGACCTTGTGAAGTTGATACACTTCTTGGCGACTGTTCCAAGATTCGCTCAATTGGGTGGGTTCCAGAATATTCTTTTTCAGATCTTGTAAAAGATATGTGCAAGTAAAAAATTAATTAAATTTTTCAATTAGATGATGTGTTGAATATTCAACAGGTCTTTTGGAAATTTTAGCTTTTTCATTCAACAAATGTTCAACTTCAACAGAATTTAAAATTTCTAAAAATTTCTTTTTGTTTGTAATATCAGTCAGTTGTGATGTTTCTCTCAGAGATTGACAAATTGGCCAACATACTTCTCTAAGAAGACGAACCTCTTCTTCAAGTTGTGTAATTCTTGGGAGTAAACAATCTTTTATAAGTTCTCGAACATCTTGAAGAACAATACATGCATCTTTTTCAGAAACTTTTAAATTCATTAAATAATATGAGCTCAATTTCTTTAATGAATTTAACACCTATACAATGTGTAATCGTGGCTTTCAGTCTATGTAGACAAGTAGTTCGTAGATGGCAAATAAAAGGGAGACTCACATTACAAGAAAAATATAAAGTATTTTTATTAATTGAAATTTTGACTGCTCAATTATTTAGTTGCATGTCTAACCTCAGAGGAGAGCTTGGCAAAACTTTCGGAGAGCTCGAGATGCCAAGGATACAAAACAGTTGTTTGGAATATAAATGCACAGATACTGACAATAAGAGCGATTCTGGGGACCCACATAGCGAGCCATGCATCTCTTGGTGATTGTTGCTTAGTCTGAATCTGTGAGAGTGATTCTTCATCTCGAGAACTAGCGTACATTTATATTAAGTATTTAGAAATTTATACGACCGGCTTGCTTAATTTTTTGTTTTCGTAACACAGCTGAACGAAGCTGGGTCTTTGTAAACTCGGAAACAGTTCGTGGGGTCTGTTTCGTGATTCTGATACTTGGGCGACAGACTGGGTACATTCCTTTTGTTGTTGCGTGTGATCTTCCACATTGTCTATTGGGAGAAGATACGTTTACCCATTTCTCATCAAACCATCTTTTGAGACCCCCAGTTGATCTGGACCCTTTGTAAAGTCCACCACGTTTCTTATACTCTCTCACAATCCACTCAGATTTGTAAGCACTTGTAGGAGCCAAAAACTTTGCATTGGCGTCTTTTTTAACTTTTTTATACAACTTTACATTTATTGGATTGGGCATTACAATTTTAGATACTTTGTAATAGTATTTAAAATTGTTTTTTGTATTTTTATTTTTTGTATTTTTAAACCACTCTAATTGCTGAAGGCAAGACCACCCATACCGGACTGAATGCGGAGGACATTGTAGTTGACGGCGAACATCCACTGGGATGTGCTGTTTGGGGTATTGGGCTTCATGCGAACCTGGACCTGTGCATTGTCAATGCGAGAGAAGTTGCAACTGCCTGTTGGCTGATGCTCCTCGGGCTTGAGAGCAAATGAGTAGCAGTAGACCCCAGCATATGGAGACCCGCTGTGATGCCACATAGGCTCCATCTGATTGAAGAACTTTCCGGACTGTTCCTTGAACCGATCCTGACCGTTGAGGATAAGCTTGAACTGATCAAGAGGACCAGCGGATGGAACAACCCCCGCATTTGAGTTGAGCCCTGGAACACCCTCTTCAACCCACTGGCAAGAAGAAACAGTTGCTGCGCCAGAAGTGACATTGCCGTATGCATAGCCTGGAAGGCCACCAACGTAATGAATTGGGTTATTGTCACTTGTGCTGGAAAATGTAACAGTGTTACCAAAGATGCAATTGAGAGGATTGGATTCCAAAACAACTGTACCAGCGGTGACTGCATTGGAGGTAAAGTTCCAGACCTGGGCGTTCTGATTGACACCGTTATTGTAGCACCAGATCAACTCCTTCACGGGGTGATTGTATGACAAACGAACCTGGGTTGTAGTTCCACCACTGGCTGAACCAGCAGTGACGGCGTCAGCGCCAGTGTGCTGAACCTGCTCAATCAGGTACTCGTGACCCTTCTGGGCGAAGCGGCGACGCTCCTCAGTGTCCAGGTACACGTAGTTACCCCACACGCGGATGGAGGTGCTGAGGTAGTTGGTAAAGTCGGAAGAGAGGTCAAAATCAAGGCGGACTTCGTGGTACTGGAGGGCGATGAGGGGGAGGTAGAGGCCGGGGTTGCGATTGAAGAAGAAGATGAGGGGGAGGAAGACCTGGTTGTTGTAGTATGAGCCCGTTCCGGGGTTGGCGCAGGAGTTGGTGGTGAGCTTATTGTACTTGGCCTTCTCAGCGGCGTTGAGGAAGAGCTCAGCATACAAGCGCCACCAGAGCTGGTAGTGCTTGTCAATACGCTGGCCACCAATGGAGAGCTCAATGTCCTGAACAGCGCGCTCTGCAGCCCAAATACCGGTATTCTTGGCAACGCCGGCAACTGAGACAAGAGTGGTAGTTGTCTGGAGATCCATGTACATCTGACCAATGAGATCGCCATTACGAGCAACGGTAACTGAAATACGACCACCATTTGTGGCTGTTCCATTCACAGTCTGCTCAATGTCTTCCATCGCAAAGTTGGTATGACGTTTGTAGACCGCCTGGAAAAAAGTAACTTTAGGGTTACCAGTAAGATAGACATCTTGTGCACCATAAGCAACCAACTGCATAAGTCCTCCAGCCATTTTTCGTTATATATTACCCCAACATTTTTTTTGGCCGCGACAAAACACACTTCATAATTTCCACAGTATAGTAAATGCCAGCCGAACCCGAAGATATTTCTGACGAGGAACTTGAGGAAGAGGACGAAGATGATTATATGGAAATGGACATGGGTGGCCTGATGCAATCTTTATTAGTAGCTGAGGATGGCGAGACAAATATGCCGACTGCAATTATGAATTTGGCTCAAGTCATTGATAAACACATGACAACCCAAAACAAGATTTTAGTTAAAATTTTGTCAAAGCTTGGAGCTGAAAAATCAAGTTAAAAAAATACACCTATAGTAATATAAGAAGAAGCAATGGATACAGTTCATTATATTGAAAAAGAAACCAACCCAATTGAAGTTCAAATGGAAATCGTTAAAAATCAGATCCAAGATGCCGACTCGTCTCAAATCCTGAGTGTTATAGAGCATCTTGAATCCGAATGGGGTCTTCATAGAAAGGGTGATTCACATTTACCATTTCAGTTAGGATTTGATCAATTTTGTAGAAAAGATGAACTTGATGAAAATGGTGTTCCAACCAGTGTTGATGTTAAACGGGTTTCTTCACAATACCAACGTCAAGTTGAAATGCTCGGGCAGATTTATCACCGTGCATTTGCTCTAAATATTTCTGACGAAGGATCAACTGATATAAATAAAAATGAATTTACTGTTTCTGCTCGTATCAATAGGTTGATACGAATTGCTGCTGCTTCTGTTCGTATTGTAATGTCGTACACCAGAATTCAAGAATATGTCAACAATCCAACCGGTATGCCAGAAAATGCTGATTGTGACCCGGCATTATTTGATGCAAGCACAATCACAATTGAAGATCTAAGCCCATATCAACAACTTATTCTCGTTGTTCTTAATGAAACATACAATAACAACATTCGCAGGTACAAGGGTCAGTGTTGCAAGGAGATTGAAATTATTTCAGGTCTCAAGAAATACAGGACAAAGGCGTGGAAACAGGTAATGCCAATTGGTGATTACGTCTACAGTATTGCTCAAAAGGAGAGCCGATTTGAGGTATGGAAAAATCTTACAGCGAAAGGAAATACAGCCCGAGATGCCATCAAGCACTTGTCTGAATGTCGCGATATGCAATTCCCAGAAATTAACAAAAATAGAAATGTCTGGTCATTTAATAATGGCTTATTTATTGGAAAAGAATGGAATACAAAAACGGGTAATTATGTTTGTAAATTCTATGCTTATGATTCAAATGAATTTTCGTGCCTTGATCCAACCATTGTAAGTGCCAAGTATTTTGATAAGCACTTTACAAACTTTGATCACATTATTAATTGGTACGATATTCCAACTCCATACTTTCAATCTATTCTTGATTATCAAAACTTTGATGAAGATGTTTCAAAGTGGATGTATGTGATGGGTGGGAAATTATGCTTTGATGTTGGGGATATTGACTCTTGGCAGATTATTCCATTTCTCAAAGGTATTGCTAGATCAGGTAAGTCTACTCTTATTACAAAGGTTTTCAAAAAGTTTTACGATTCAGAGGACGTTCGCACTCTTTCAAACAATATTGAAAGAAAATTTGGACTTTCTAGTATCTATGATGGCTTCATGTTTATTGCCCCAGAGGTCAAGGGTGATTTATGTTTAGAACAGGCGGAATTTCAATCTCTAGTTAGTGGTGAAGATGTATCAATCGCACAAAAGTACGAAAAGGCCAAATCAGTTGAATGGAAAACCCCCGGTATTCTGGGTGGTAATGAAGTTCCAAATTGGAAGGATAACTCTGGAAGTGTTTTGAGAAGGTTGTTGCCGTGGAATTTTGCCAGGCAAGTCAAAGAGGCTGATCCACATCTAGATGAAAAACTTGATGTTGAGTTACCTGCAATTCTTCTCAAGTGCGTAAAAGGTTACCTTGAATTTGCCCAGAAATACTCAAGTCAGGATATTTGGAATGTTGTACCAACTTATTTCAAAAATGTACAGACACAAGTTGCAATGGTTACAAATACTCTTCAGAACTTCTTGGCATCAGAAAAGGTTCGGTACGGCAAGGATTTGTTTGTGCCACAATCAATATTTACACAAAAGTTCAACGATCACTGTATGTTGAACAATTTACCAAAGGCCCGCGGTTTCAACCCAGACTTTTACGGTGGTCCATTCAGTTCACGCGATATTGAAGTGCGTACAGAGGCTAAGACTTACAAGGGTCGCATATATCCGGCACAACCAATTATATTTGGGGTTGACGTCAGTGATGATACTTTACAATTCACAGATGACTACTAGAAAAAAAATATACATCAATTACAAGTATGGTTATTAATTTTAATAAGTTACTAAATGAAAGTAATAATAATAAATCTAGATCTGGATCTAGTTCCGGTTCGGGATCACGATCAAGGTCGGCGACTTCCTTTAATAGAATGCTTAATAATTTAAATAGATTAAATCAATCAAGAGCTAATTCTCGTGGTAGTAATTCAAGTGAGAATTCTTTTTTAAATGCGCTAGAACAGAATTACAATATTGAATATAGCCGAAGTAATTTTCACATTCCTTTGTCGTATCAACCAAAATTTACAGATAAAAATATAAAAGCAACAGAACCGTATTTATCATCATTCGTAGTGTCAGTGAATGGCACTCGCGCAATTGATCTTCAACAAATTACTGATGATATAATCGTTTCAAAACTTCCATTTAAAGAACAAGAATACACCAACAATGGAATGAAACTAAAAGTTACAAAAGTTGTGGCGCGTGCGGGAAATTTTAAAGCGCAGTTTACAATTACAAGCGAATATGGTAGAGTTGGATTGGATACTGGTAGAATATCTTGTCTTGACTTTTTTGTTGATGTTACAATGGGATTAGAAATTGCCAAGGCTCGTATGCAAATATTCTCAAAGAATGGAAAAATCACTATACAAGGCGGGTATCTTAATCAACAACTTGAAAATATTGATAATGAAATTTATTTTGAAGCCCAACCCGAACTTATTCGTAATTTTATAGTTGACAACTATACAGATAAGCGTGAATCATTTAGAGCTGATTTTAAATATGACAATGTTGTTGGACAATTTAAATTAAATAGAGGTTTAGGACTTTCTCTTATTTATAAAGAATTTGCAGTAAGTCCATTATTTTCAACCGTATCTTATGAAACTCAATTAAATCCACTATTAACCTTTACATTAAAAGACAATACAACCAAATTCTCATTTTCATCACGTGGGACTATACAATTAAAAGGACTAAAAAATGCAATACAATTAGATGATGGTTATAAAAGTGCAATAAAATTGATTCAGAAATTAATTGATTATGATAAAAATCACCCAGAAACTCATATTTTAAAAATTCTTAAAAATGTACCAAATTCTCGGCTTAAAAAACAAAGAGTAACGGCTAATAACCTACCGGCTCCAAATGTTAAGCGCCGCACAACAACTTGTCCGTTCAATAGATGCCCAACTCCTTACAGTATACATGGAAAATGTCCAAAACCTGGATATTATGTGAAACCAAATCCTCAAGGTCAGCCTTGTTGCTTTAAGATTCCAAAAAGAATTTCATTTTCTAAAAATAAAGTAAAAGCAGCCTATAATCGCGCGGGTGTTAAAGTTCCAAACAATGTTAGGCGTATTTTTAATTTTGGAAACAACACTAATAATAAGCTACCAAACACAACTCACAATAATCTAAATGTCACAATTACAATTGATCCTGTTAAAGGGCTTAAGATTGGAACTCGGCAGGCTATTAGATACTCTCGAGTTGCACTTGTTAATATTGCTTCACGGTTGAGTATTCCAATGTCTGGCAAGTTTATGTCAAAGGAAAAACTTATTAATCTTATTTCTAGCAAGTCACGAAATGTAACAACAAACTTTGTTTCATTCACAGTTGGTACAACAAGTCATAAACTTTCGGGAAATTCAGTCAAGACATTAAGAGTGGATGAACGCCTAGTCGCATCATTCACAAAACCAAAGCTTATTAAATTTGCAATGGCACTTCGTATTGCGGCTAAAGAAGCACATTCTGCAGCTGACATTGTAAAATCAATTTATGATGAATACCGCAGACGTCGCCCAAAACCCAAATCTCTCGTTGCATCTGCAACCGGGTCTTCTAGATCTTCCTCACCCGGTATCACAAACGCCGAGGCATATCAAATGGTTCTTAATCAATTGGGATTAAATAAAAAAGTTCTTGAAGACAATATTAAAAGAGAGTACGGGGATGCATGGTTAAAAAAGTGGGGCCCGTTTATGAAATCTATACCTGAACAAGCCGACGAACTATCTTTATATCTTGTAAAAAATGTAGGAAATGACCCAACAGCTAACAGTATGAAGGTTAAAAAGATTGCAGTAATCAAACAATGGAAAGAGAAATACGAAAAAGAACTTCGGGCAATGGCTTGGTCTAACATTGGAAATACCAATGTTAGAAATTCCGTTATGAAGTATGCATCAACGCGTAAAAATGGCGGCAACTTTCCTACAAGATCAGAAATTGAAAAATATAGAAATATTAGAATAGGTCTTGGTGGCGCTAAATCACCAAATAGAGCCAGAGCCCGTGGTGGTGAAACTGAAGAGTTTTGATTTCCATTTTAAAATATCTTCGTGATATTCAAAATCATAAGCTTGAAAACGATCTTTTATTTGTTGGGACTGAGCTTTAGCAACTTCAATATTTGGATACATTTGTTTCATAAGCATTATAAGTCTATCTTCCATTGATGCAAACTCAATTCGGGAATCATTTGAAATTCCATCTCTTTTCATTTTTTCTAATACATATTTAGATTCAGGACTATCTTCAAAAAAACGAGTTTTATACTCATCATTTATATTCACTTGCTTTGTATAATACCATATAAACCAAGTTAATAAACCCATTACAATGAGTATAAGTATCATCTCTATCTACTTACTATGTAGACAATAATTTTAAAATATCCCTAACTTTGTACACCATATTATATAGTTCATCCTTATTGCCAACTTTTAATGGATTAATAATTTCTAATTCAATCTCGTACTTGTCTGCATTTTCAGAATCCGGATCATCTGGATCGCCAGTCACATGAGTAATATCAATTGATAAATTCTTACGTATAAATGAAGTTCTATGCTTGATTCGCATATCATCAAATATAGCATCTTCTGGTTTTTCACATGGAGATTCGGATGACACACAAAAACGAATATCAAAAAGACTATCTTCAAGTACAATATCGTGCTTTTTGAGTTTCTTCTTAACCTCTACACGTGTCTGTCCGGTTTCTTCATTATCACAAACTCTAATGTCGCCTTTGAAGTACACAGTCTCATTTGTCTTCTTAATTGATTCCCAACCAGTGTACTTTTCAAGACCTTTTGTAATTTTTTCAAAGACTTCTTTGCCAATGTTTGTATCAAATGTACTTTTTGACTTTTTACCAAGACGAATCTCAAATTCTGTATTTGCACGGTTCTTGAACTGATTGAATATTGGGTCAATCTGGTCAAATGCGGTACGCATCTTTACTTATCTGTATATATATTGTTCTTACTTTTTAATACCCTGTCTACTTTTGAACATTTAATTGGCGCTATTTTGGATATTTATATATACCCTTGTAATTTAATGAAAGGTTTGTTTAATCTTGGAAATACTTGTTACTTTAACAGCGCACTTCAGTGTCTTTTACAGACCCCAATCATAACAAATACGTACCTTAAATATCCTTATATTGGAACTTCTGAATTTACCCAAGAGTATCAAAATATTGTCAGAAAGTTTTGGACGGATAAAGATCCAAAACCTCTAAATGTTTTAAAACTTATCAACTTGTTTAGAGGTCGTTTTAAACAATTCACACCCGGGTGGCCTCAAGATGCACAGGAAGCTACTATTTGTATACTTGATATACTTGATGTACCATTTACAAAGTTTGATCTAATACAAGAAACAGTTTGTCCATTTGAAAGAACAAAACATATTGAAAAAATGGTTGTGTATACGGGTCTTTTAGAGGGAACTGAAAAATGGGCAAGTATTGAAAACTTTGAGGATTCAAATGGAACAACTCATCCAATTGCCGCAACAAGAACCCTTTTTTGGACTCTTCCTAAAGTTTTTATACTTTCTTTAACAGTGAAGATGGAAATCACTCTTGGAGAAAGTTTGGATTTGTTACCATATATGCACCCAGAATCACCTGATAAGCTAAAACAAACAAAATATGAGCTCTATGCTACATGTATTCATCAAGGTTCACAAAATGGGGGTCACTATGCTGCACTTACAAAACACAAGGGGCAGTGGTATCTCAAAGATGATGATGCAGTTTCTAAAGTTATTGAATTTCCTAATAAATGTGGTCACTATGTAATGTTTTTTAAACCGGTGTTAAAATTATCCTAACAATACCATCAATTTTATATGACATGTAATTTTCATATTTTATAAAATCTTCAATAGCTCTAAACATTTCAGAATTATTTGGTTCAGCTAAAATTACATGTGTTGTCCAATTTTCAGCTTTAGTTAATCTTGTAAAACATGTATCATAATCCAAGTCACCACAAATACATGTAAATGTAAACATTTGCATACGAGTATCTAAGTCTTCATCTTTTAAAATTATATGAACAGCCGAGGGCCACTTATTGCGATAAAATTGAATGGTATTATCCATTTGAATAATTCTTACTTTACAAATAAACGACTAAATTCTATAAGCTGTATATCCTCCGCTATATTCTTCATCGTCCTATAAAATGTTCTCCGATTATTGGGGTGCTTCTTGTCCTCGCGAATTAAGAGTGGTTTCCACCATCTCGGTGATTCCCAATGGATATATTGGCATTCGCATATTGATCCTTCCACAGTTCCTTCCAACAATTGTGAATTATCAACTTCCGATTCAAAGTAATATTGCCCTTTTTCTTGAACATACATTCCCCAAGTGTTTTGGGATCTCTTTTTGAAGAAAAAGTCAATTGTATTTGAGTCCCGAGGTTTCCATTTAAACATAGTCTCGTGGGTCCCACTTTGAACTGGATCCTTTACAGGTGTTAAAACAATACCATCAGTCTTATAAGGAAAGTCTTGTTTCATAAAATCATCAAAACTATCATTGACATTCCAAAATGTTTTCATTTTAACAGTTAATGGATCTTTTGCAAGCCGAGTAATACCCTTTGCAAATCTTTCTGCATTTTCCAACCTTTTAATTAAATTAATATGAGCTACGTGAATATTATCAATCATCAAACAGTCATAAACCATATAATTCCATTTGTTATCCTTGTCTTTTACCAATTCTCCATCAAATATTGATCCTTGATACATTGAGGTAGGAACTCGCAAGGCTAACAAATACAGTGTTTGTGATCTATCTACAAGCGCGCAAATTTTTTTATCTTGAAATGTAATACAAACACAGGCGTGTCGTACTCCATCTGTTTTCTCACAAACCACATAGTCGGCTTTTTTAAGAATTGGAAAGTGCACCCGTTCTATTGAGATTGGTTGAGCACCGGGAAAAAAATTCTTATTTGTAGTACCCCATGTGGTGTGTAAAAATGTAATTATATATTGGTAAAGTTCTGTATTTGGCGTAATTTTCCATAAATTGGTGTCAATGTATGCAACCTTTTCAAGATCACTCATCTCTATTGTGTTTTAACGCCTGCACTCTCTAAGATATTTGATAGACATTCATGTGGATACGTTACAACTAACCTAGCCGCTGTCCAAGCACATATTTTGACACCGCTAGAAATGAGCTTTTCAAACATCTCACTGTTTCTTGATGGTAGTTTTATAGCATCTCCACCTTTTCTACCCTTCAAAATCTTAGAAATGTGCTTTGTCTCCATAACCCAACATTTAGGATCAGTCTTCTTGACCCAATACATTGATTCGCCAATTTTTTGCCCAAGTTCGGTATCAAAATCAAGTCCACATTGCTCAACGGGCTCAGTTGTGTCTGAACAAGCCTTGGTTCTAAATGTGTCCCAATTAATCCCATCTTTTACACAAGGAAATACTAGACAATGTGAGTTATCAAGCTTTGTAAAGACTTTATCCAATGAATCATTATCCACGAATATGCTATAATCTATAAAAAGAATGCGATCGGCTGATTTAATATGTTTTTGAATAACTTCATTACGCTCAAAAGGATCGTCATTTACAAAATTTATATTATGATGGTACCCATTTTTAAAACACAATAAATTAAGCCGGAGAAGGGAGTGCAGAGTCTTGACGTGACAAGCCTTGTTCCTTGTTACTACTATGCTCGTCAGATTTAGGCTCATTTACTATTTTAAGATTTTTAGCCTTAAGCCTATCATCCATACAACCAGTAAATGGTAAATTCCCAACGTGCCCCAAAGTTGTTTGAATATCGGCAAAAATCTGCCCATTCATTTGCTGCCATCTGCGACAAAATGCATAATCCTCTGATAGATATCGTTTGGTAACTGGATCAATCATACAATCAAAACATGCGTGATAATTTTCAAAATCACGGTTCTGATGATCATTTACGCATTCAAGTTCTGGGAACCGAGCAGCCATCTTTGTAAAAACTTCTCGTTTAATCACCATAAATCCAGTCGGCCCGTCAAGAATCTCCACAAATCCATTTTGAATTTCGCGCCGAGCTGCCCCAAAGTTTACAACAAGAGATGAAGCAAGCATAGCCGGGTTACGTGCATCACCTTCTTTGAGACTGGCCCTTGCCTGATCCCACATAACAAGCTTCTTGGGATAGCACGCAACTGAAATATCGTGGCCCGACTGCACAAGTCGGAGAACCGCTTCCGGATCAAAATGAATATCTGCGTCAATAAACATAAATAATTCAGCATCTGTTTTTTGCATAAACCGACCTACCGAAACATTTCGGGCGCGATGAACAAGACTTTCATTCTCGGTTGTGTCAAGAAGCAATTCTACATTTTTCTGAGCAAGAAGAATTTGCAGTCTAAGAATGGATGTAAGATACATTTCAAGGCACAATCCTCCATAACAAGGCGTGCTTAAGAATAATTTAACCATTTACTATTTACTCGGTGTTTTCCTCTAAGTAAGCCTTTGCTATAGTCTCAATCTTTGTTAAAGTTGGCATTGAAATGTGACACTTTTCACAAACATCTTGTTTTGATGTGATAGATCCAAGACATAATAAAATAATAACAGATGCAATACTGGATGGAGTTTTGCTCATAAGTGTGGTGCAATTATCAAGTTTCCGACACATTTTTATACAATTTATACGAACTTGCTTATTTCCATTAATATCAAATGAATTTAGTAACCTATGAAGAACATCAATTGAACGAGTAACAGTTGGATTACTTGGGGGAGGAGTTACTCCTAAAATAGTCTCCCTAAACAATTGTGCAGTTCTTGATATATCCTTTGTAGGAATGTCAAATGCATCAGCAATCTCCTTAGTTGTTCGTGGAACACTTGCCAGCTTACAAGCGTACATTACACAATTAGCCTTGATTCCAGATCTAATTGCACCGCGTGTTAGTTTTTCCTTGTTAAACTTTTTATAAAGTACCTTGGCATCTCTAACAATCACATCACTCAATAATAAACTATCTTTTGCGGCGCATTCAAGATCCTTGTATGCATGGAACAAGGCTCTATCCTTGTGATTCATAGAAGAATGAAAATTTATACGAGCCATACGTCGCATTGCATATGATGGTGCATTGTATGTACTTATCACTGTACCTGTCCCCCACGCAGTTGAAAATAGTTCTGTATCACTTGCCAAATTTCCACATCTTGATGGATCTTTTGATACTCCATCTTCTGATACGCCACTCGTCCATTCTGGTGATTGATCTATATAACTTGATTCAACAGCTCCACATTTAGTACAAACCGGACAACATCCATTGCTAAAAACTTTTACACCTCCACATTTACAATAATATTCATTTTCACTTTTTGTATTTTTTATATTTTTCATTGGTTCACGTATTTGTTCAAATATTGACCAAGCTTCTTCTTCATCTGATAATTGTATCATCTGAATAAATTGATTGTTTCTTAATATTATAAATGTTTAATCCTAGGTGTTTTTTGAACACAATTTTTGGAATACACGTATTTATTTATACCAGATTTTTCTGTTATAATATAAGTCATTGTAGACATTGTAAATATATACATTAATTTTAAATTTAAAGAAGTTGGTAAAACAAATATTGATGTTAGGTAAAATAATCCTTCTAAAATAGATTGTACAAAAACCGGTTTAAATGTTGCGGTTTTATTTTTTTTATTACAATAATAATTATGAATACCTATAAAATATGATAAAAAATGTTTTAAAAATCCAAGTGTAAATAATAAAATATATACATTACTAATTTGGGTTTGTAAAAGAAAAAATAAAATGCAACTATATAAACCAACTAAAAACGCCTCTGATATAATATTCATTTATATATATTAATTTAATTTTTAGAGAACCCTTTTGCTTAGATTTCTGATTAACGGTGTGAATCTTTACTTGTTGGACTTTTTTTATTTATAATCTTATCTAAAATAACATCAATATATGCAATTGTTCCTTCATCACCACAATATGTAACTTTGAGAGTTTTTAAACCTTCTATACTGGCCTCTAGTTCATTAGTGAGATTGAGAGTAATCGCTTCGTTAACAATTGCATAAACATAAGTTAATGTCGTTGATCTGCTATCACCATTTATCCATCGTATAAAACTACTAGGCTTTTTATCAATAGTAACAATACCGCTTCTTACTGCTAATTTTTGACCTTCTTGGAGATTTGAGATAACTTTAAGAGTTGTTAGGACGTGATCAAACCGCATTCTTTTATTATACTATACAAAGATACTCTTATATATAAATGTATCGAGAAATGATACAATTAATTCCTCAAACACAAAATGAGGTTACTATACTTGAAATTGCAGCAGGTTCGGGTGTAGGTACTTCTCGGTTTAGGGATGAATTAATAAAACGTAATTTTAATTATTTTCTTGATATTCACGATTATTACGAGTCAAATAGATTCTACCTATCTATGATTGTTTCACCTATGCAACTTTTCATCACATCTTTGGAAAAAATTCCTAAAAAAAAATACAATGTAATACTTTTATCAGAAGGTGTTAAAAATCCTAAACTTCTTGAAAATTTTATTAATGAAAAAACAATTATAATAATTAGATATCCAAAGTTATTCAAAAGAAATTTAGAAAAGTTTTTTATATGTTCACAATCATTTGAAAATCATTGGTATTTTGGAGTTTATAAATGTTACCTAAAATCATCACAAGAAGACAATCATATATAAAAAGATTAGTCATTTTATATATAAATGAGTTTCTATTTTCGAGGAGTTCCTAAACACATTGCACCAATTCGTACAACAAAAGTAAAAATTTCACCAAGTTGTAAAAATTGTACTTATTTTGAAAAGGGGGGATGTAAATTATATAGTTATGATTTTGCAACATCACAATCCAATTCACCAATTTTTTATTATTATGATGCCGATTTATGTCGAAATGATAAAGACTTGTGTGGACCGGATGGAAAATATTTTAAAACTAAAAGTAATGATTTACTTAAACTTGACTAGAAAACAAATTCGGAAAGTTTTTCAAACTACTTGGTTATCAACCGATGAAATAATAATAAAAAAAGATTCCTCAAATATGGATTTCATCACGTGTTACATGTATGATATTTCCCCAATTGAACTTTTTAACGGTACATAAAAATAATGAGTTATAATAGAATAACATAATGCACTATGTGGTTCTCTCTAAAAAAGGGTGTACTGGATGTGACGAGGCTGTGGATTTCCTTAGAGAGCGAGGCTTGGAGGTTGACAAGCGATTGGTTGACAAATCTGAACTCTTTGGTGAGAGTGTATACCCCCAAATTTTACGAAACAATCAACACATCGGTGGGTTATATGATCTCAGAGACTTGTTTGATGACCCCATTCTCAAACCCAATCCAAACAGATTTACTGTCTTCCCCATTGAATACCCTAATCTTTGGGGACTTTATAAAAAGGCCCAGATGTCAAACTGGACTTCAGAAGAGATTGACTTCAGTAAAGACATGGATGACTGGGTATCTCTTTCCGCAAACGAGCAACATTTTATCAAAACTATTCTCGCTTTTTTTGCCGCTTCTGATGGGATTGTTTTCGAAAACCTAAATTTAAATTTTGGAACAGAGGTTCAGATTTCAGAAGCGCGATCATTTTATGCCTATCAACAACATAACGAAATGATTCACGGTGAGACCTATAGTCTTCTTTTAGAAAAGTACATTCGTGATCCAATTGAAAAAAATAAAATGTTTCGGGCACTTGAAACAATTCCTTGCATAAAGAAGAAGGCTCAATGGGCTCTTGAATGGTTCAATCCAGACAAGTTGTTTGTAGAACGATTGATTGCCTTTGCGTGTATAGAAGGTATCTTCTTTTCAGGCAGTTTTTGTGCCATTTTCTGGCTCAAAAAAAGAAGTTTACTTCCGGGTTTATCATTTAGCAATGAATTGATAAGCCGGGACGAGGGTCTTCATTTAGAATTTGCAATTGAACTCGTGAGTTCATTAAAGTATAAACCAAAATCTAAAAATATTATTGAAATTGTAAAAGCTGCAGTTGAAATTGAAAAAGAGTTTATAGTTGAAGCTCTTCCGTGTCAATTGATAGGCATGGATTCCCAAAAAATGTCTCAATATATTGAGTACGTAGCTGATCGGTTACTAAAACAACTTGGTGTTGTTCCCGTGTGGAATTCTACCAATCCTTTTGATTTTATGGAAAACTTATCCCTGGATGGCAAGACCAATTTTTTTGAGAAACGTGTCGGAGATTATTCCAAGTTCGCTGATTCTAGTGGGCCAATCGGTTTTGACGAAGAGTTCTAGGACATCTTTAGGATGTTCTTGTTTGACTACAACATCATACATTATAACAAATGCAATAAGTAATACAGCGATAGCAAGGATGATTCCAAATACACTCATTCTTTATATTACTGCATAAATAATACCACCGTGCTGATCAACATCTTCGAACCCAACTGTGTTTTTTGAAGATGTTGAAAAGATTGCTGGGATGATAGGACTTGGGAGAAGACCTTGTGTAAATGGAGGTTTTGGTGGAGCCGGTCCCTCGCTAAGTGTATATCCCTCGGCCCAAGGCTGCATCATACTCTTTTCGGATGGTACTTTTGACTTTGAATTTGGGTCTGCCCAAGGCTGCCCAGAATCTGATACATCTGGGAGTTCTATGGTATTTATAACCGATCCACCAGATTGGGCGAGCGGGAATGGATTAATAGCACCAACCATAAATTCATTTTTAAAGTTTAAAGTTGCCCAAACTGCAAACATAAAGAAAATACTTTGAAGAATTAGTGCCTTATAACCAGATACTCCAAATAGTTTATTTATAGCCTGACAAGACATTGGAGATGCAAAAAATATAAAGAATAACGTGTAGATAAAAGCTAATACAAACTTCTTTTCCTGAATAATACCGTCACAACCACAACCACAATCTGGAAAGATACGACCCATTTACTATTACGTCAGAAAAAAGTTTACTTAAAGTTGAAAGGCCATAGATATAAAAAGTAGTAAAGATGGCCTCTCTTCAAATCAAATCTGCTTCCTCATTTGATGCTTCCTCCGTTGTCTTCTCCAGCCTTCGCAAGAACAAATCCGGTGGTAAAGCTGTTTACCTAAATGGGTCGGGTGGTACCAAGTTATTCCTTGAGTTTCCATTTATGCGTGCGCCTTTTGGACTCAGTACATTTACAGATGAGGCCACCAAGCGAATTTCATACTCCCTTGACTTGTCATTTGACAAGAATGACGACAACCTTTTGAAACTTCAAGAATCTCTCAAGAAGTTGGATGACACTGTAATCAAGATGGTTGCTGACAACTCTACGGAGTGGCTCGGTAAAAAATACAACACCAGTGTCATCGAGCAGGCCCTGTACAAACCCCTTATTCGCCCGGGCAAAGGAGATTATGCATCTACGATGAAGCTCAAGATCCTCTGTGATAGCAAGACCAATGTGTTTGTTCCAGAGGCTTATAATTTTCAGAGAAACAAGGTTCCTCTTGACAGTATTGAAAAGGGCCAGAAGGTCAAGTGCATTGTTGATCTCAATCAGATTTGGTTCATTGACAACAAGTTTGGTATCAGTGCACGCCTTCAGCAAGTGCTTCTTGAGCCTTCAAAGAAACTGCCTGCGTTTGCCTTCATGGATATTGGGGCAGCTGGCACAGATGATCAGATAGACGATGATCAGGAAGATGAAGAAGTTGATGAGTAAATAATTATCTAGGTTAGTATTATTAGAAATGAATATAGGGAAAAACCTTAAAAATCTTTTAAAAGATTCCGCGTGTGAACCTGAAAAGGTTATGCACGCCATTGTAAATAATAGAGGGTACGGTGGATTTAGAACTATGAATATTATAAACTCAAAAACTAACTCATTAAATATTGTGCCGCGTAAAAATGTAAAAGTATCGGAAAAAATTGGTTTAGGGTTTATAGGTAAAGGTGAATTTGGTACAGCTTTTATAGGATGTATTAACTCTAAATGTAAAAAACAAGTTGCTATCAAAATGCAAACCAAAAAGAAACTTTTAAAACACGAATATGAAATCTTAAAAATGACTTATGATATTACTCCACATGTAACAATCCCCTATTTATATAAAGATTGTGGGAAACACAGTATTCTTTATACTGAATATGCAAACGGCGGCGACTTTGAAAATATCTTTAAAAATTATCAAAATATTCTAAAACCCATTCACATTCAGACTCTTATATTTCAAGTTATTTTTACAATATATGCCATTCAAGAACAATACCCAACATTTCGTCATTTTGACTTGCACCCAGGTAATATCTTCCTTGACACAAACTTTCCAAAAGTTGGCGGAACCAAATATATAACTGGCCGTGACGTTTCGCATAATTTTAGGGTTCCTAATATTGGCATTCGTTCTTTAATTGGCGATTTTGGGTTAGCAAACATAAAAGGTGAAGAAAGTAACAATGTGAAAACACTTCAATATATTAATAATTATGGAGTTGGTCCCAATACCCATAAACTTTATGATCTTCACTTTTTATTGGGGACTTTATATGAAATAACTGAAACCGCAAATTTACCAAGTACAAAAAGATTTCGTATGTTTGTTGAGGAGATTTTCCCAAAAACAGCATATCTGAATGAATTATCATCCGTAACCACAAAGGGCCGATTAATGCATGGTATCACTCATAAACTACCAACACCCGCTAAATTATTGGAAAATACATACTTTCGGCCATTTCGTATGTTTGCTAAAAACCTGAGGGGTCACAGTCTTACAGATGTGTATCCAAAAAAACACAATCCAAATACATTTAAAAAGTTTGAAACATCTGTTAATGTTTTTGCAAATTTTCAATCTAAACTGAAACCATTGAAACTTGGACAAAGATCACCTATAAGTCCTGTGGCGTATAAAAATAAATTGAAATTGGCCGAAGTGGTTAAAAAAGCTGCAAAGCGCGTTGCGCCACGGACTTTATTGACAAATATTCCGGCTGTAGCCACTTTAAATATGCAAAGAATATTGAATGCATTAAAGGCGCGGGTTGCTTCTCCAGTTAAAATGCCGGTGAAAAGAAAGAAGAAGTCTCCGGCTGCTGCGGCATCTAAGAATGCGTTAAAGGCTTTATTTTCTAACAAACAATTGAAAGCTCTTGGTAAAATGGCTCCCAAAAAAGTCAAGGCCAATACTCAGTTTAATGTTAATAACAGTCCCCCAGAAGAGGAATACCGTAAGACACAGTTCCCAGTGACTCGCCCAAATGTTATGAAGTCACCAAAAAAAGTGATGGTTAGAAAACCAAAAGCTAGAAAGTCTGGAGAATTTGAAATAGCAAGCACAAATCCTGTATTTGCACCCAAAATGGTTGTAAAACAAGAATATGTTGGGCCTACACAAAATGTTGTAAAAGCCAAGGTGGCTGAACTAAAAGCATTCATTCAAGATGCGGATGTTCAAGTTATCAAATCTCCTACAGTACAAACCCGAAAACCACCACCAGCATCCGGAATCAGCACATTAAAATTATGGCAAATGTACAAGAAGAAATTAACTGAAAACTATTACGATAAAATGTCAAAAAATAGCAATATGTCTTATCAGAATAAGATGAACGAAGCTGGTACTCACGCAGGTAAAATAGTTAGAAACAAACAAAAGGCTGGTGAGGAACCGCCTCAGTACGTTTCAAAATGATAAAAAAAATAATTTATTATTATAAATGGATACCAACGTTATAATCGGAATTGTCGCTGTGATCATAATTCTGATTGTTCTTTATATGAAATATGGAAAACAGACAGGGTACGGATCTAATTCAACTTTCGGTGGTATTGGTTCATTTTGGACTGCTGGTTCCAGTGGCGGTGTAGCAGCAGATTCAGCAAGTCCTGGAATGTGGACTGTTTATGGGTCAGACAAGTGTGGTTGGACTCTTAAACAGTTGGCAGTTTTTGACAACAAAGGTATTCCTTATAATTACATTAATTGCGACAATGACAAGAGTGCTTGTAAAAATACTTCATCTTTCCCGACTCTTGTTGACCCAAATGGTGTCAAGACTGTCGGGTTTAACGGGCTGGCCTGAATTAACCGCGAATAACGGAAATCGCAATAGACATCAGAAGAGCGTCAAGAAGCGAATTGAGAGGCTTGAGTATGGTGATGTGAGGAACAAGTACCCGATCCCATACAAACATGAGAATAAATGCACTTATCACAATGATAAGAACCAAAATAGTCAGGGTGTAAAGAAACTCTGTGATAGTTTTAGATTGAGCCAAGTCCTTGAACATTTTTAATACATGCAAATATTAAAAATGTTGATGCCTTCTTCTCCTGATGCTCCTCCATATGAATGGGAACCCTGGGGAACTATTGGCCGCCGGTCCAATAACTGTTATGCCTATGGGGTAAATTGTTTTCAATTTTATAGACCACAGAAAAGTACACCAGGGGATGAAACAAAATTAGCAAACTTTAAATTACCATCTTATGAAACAAAAGCTGGTCTGACAAAAAGAATACTAATGGATAATCCTGGTAAAGTTATCAAGTGTTCGGCAAGTACAAAGCCTAAAAAGGGATTCTATAAAATGATGATGTTTATTGCACGTCACGGGAAAGAGTTTGATGATTTTCATTTCTATAGACAACACAATGAAGTTCATTATAAAGTTAAAAAAGGTGACACTGCATCAAGTATCGCCAAGTTTTTTCAAATTCCTATTGAACGTATAAAAGCAACTGAGCCTATTCGGCCTGGGAAAATAATAGTATTTGAAGCAAACGGGTGGAGCCATAAACAAGGGTGGGGAACAGGGCCATTGTTAGTGGATGCGAGTGGAAAACTTATTAAAGATCCTAGAAAGGCTGATCGTAGTTATGGAGATCTTAACTATAAAGAATACGGTGGTTCATTCTGCGTTAAAAATTGCGGGATCCAAGTCGGCAAGACGTATTCCTAAATCCCTAAAAAAAGAATTAAGATCTGAATCATTTTCAAGTGATATATCAATTTGAGTATCTGAAAATTCTGGTTGAATGCCCATACTTGTAATAAATGCAAGAAGTTCTAAAGATGTTAGTGGTGAATAAATATTTGATTGTGAATTTTCAGTATTTTCAACTCGTATAGTAATTTTGTACTTGTCAACAACTGCCCGACAATCTGGACACGTGCTAGAACCTCTTAATTTCCATTCATTTATACATTTTTTATGAAATAAGTGCATACATCTGAGTTCGGAAGAAGCTCTAGTTTTTCTAACTGGATTCAAACATATAGAACACGTACCTATGTTTGAACAGTGAAGATGACAGTTTATATTTTTACAATTGGTTCCTTTTGATGTAATTTCACCACAGAGTGACATCTTAGTTTATTCAAGCATGTTAATTTAGTAAATATTCGGCACCGCTAAAAGAGGTTTGTTACACTTGTTACAAGCTGATACTTCCTGTGTATTGGTTGTCCCAAAAATTGCGGGACCAGCCGACTGTAAAAGTTTTCGGTAAGAGTAATTGTCCTCGTAATAAATTTTATTTGATGTCATTACATAATCATTATACAATTTAGAAGCTGTGTTAACTGTGTAACAACGACCATCAGCCATCCCTATCCGTTGAGACATTTAAGTTACATTGAGAATTTAATCTGGGATAAAATCTAAATGTATTTGATTCAATCTGAGTATTGGCCTTTTCCATATGACAATAAGAATCACGATTGGTAAAGAAAAGAAGAAGAATTGCCAATATAATTAAAATTCCGATAAATACAATGTTTTTCATTTATTCTATACAAGTAATTTTAATTACATTGGTATTTTTTTAACTGTATAACTAATGTAATCTTTGCCCGGTATATTACCTGAACGAACAGCCACAAAGTAGTTTGGCATATCTGGCTGTGGAAGTATAAAAACCTGTCCAAGAGTTGAATTAACAGTTGGCTGTAACTGAACTTTATTAACCTCCACCTGAAGAAGTTTCATTTCCTCATCTTCTTTAATAATATCTTTAAAATCATAAAAAGTGCTGGATGCTGTAGTCGATGGTATCTGGTCATAAAACTCGGGGGAAATTACTGTAAATGTTACTCCAAGAATTATGGTAATTACTAAAAATAATAATATATAGTACTTCTTCATTACATTAAGTATTATTTATTTTTGGTATCGGACTCTATGGGTTTTTTAGCTACCGGTTTTTTAGCTACCACCTTTTTCTTTTTAATCAAAGGTTCATATACGCATAAAAGTCCATTATCTGTTGGATTTATTACTGAAGTTCTTTTATAATTAGGTACATCTTGGCACATGTATTGATGATATACGCATGGATCGTTTGATGATGGACAATTCATCCTAGTCACTCCTGCATTAAAATCAAATGTAGGGAGTGGCACAACTTCATTTACATTTGAGCACATAACTTTGTAATCTAATGTATCGTATTTTTCATCTGGAACTTCGTTTATATCAAATCCAAATTCAGGTTTAATTGGTAGTTTAAATTTTACATCTTTTTCATAAGATGATAATCGTCTATTAATACAAATTACTACAACAATAAGTATGATTAGAGCTACTGATAAAATTAATTGTTTATTCATTTATTATAACCAACCTTTATAATTTTTTGGATTTTTAGTAACTCCGACTAATCCTACATCTAAACTTTGTTTTTTAAAGAGCATAAACAATGCAATAAAAAATAAAACAAGAAGACAAGTATTTTCTAAAGACCATAAAGTTTTATGAACAAATTGCATTTTATAATTTCTATGAGAATTTAATTGGTGGGTTTTCTCTGGTGAATATCCATGGTTTAAATCCTTTCCCTTTTAAAACTGGTATCCAATCAACAAATTTGTAGCCCATAAATGTTTCAAAAATATCCGTATCGAGCGTTTTTGAAACCTTTATTCCAGGTGTGTTGTGAATATTCTGATTAACAATGTTAAATGCATAGGCAATTTCCTTGAGAGTTTCCGCACCTGTAATTATAATCTTACCAGTGCTGAATATACTGGTAGTCACCTCTTTCATATCAGAGGCTGGTTTAAACTTTATCTTTACGGCCGAGTACCTATCCGGTTCAAATGATACACTAAATATACCAGACTTTGAAAAGTGATCGGCAATTTTCATTAGATTAACATTGTAATTAAGGCTAAAGTTGGTATTTATCATAACAACCCTATAACTTTCCATAGGAACTCCATCATCATTAAGAAGTTCTTTAAAGATGGCTGAAAGCTGACCGACAATCCTCATACAGTCAAACAAGTCAGAACATCCGGCAACTTGAATACTTCCATTTGGAAAAACTTTTATAGATTTGGTACTGTACTGATCAGTATATCCAAGAGTAATCTGATTATAAAAGGTTGTGGGTTTGAGTTTCCATTCAAACCCATCAAAATCACTTCCGATTGTCTTTAACTTGAGAGAGCCACGCTGTTCCATAGCAGCTTTAATTTTAGGAATGTCAATTGTTCTGTCGCAACTCGAAATCATCGTAATTGTGGTGATTTTGACCCACGATGGGCGGTGTTCTTCTGGGATTGCATTTCTGAACTCGTTAAGTGTAAGAATATAAGCAAATGATCGTTGGGCAATCGCAGATGTAGCCATTTTTACTTTTTATATGGTAAAAACTAAACCAATCAAACCTAGGTTAATTTTAAACACATTTTTAAACTTTTAGATTGGCATACAAGTACCCTGCTCCCCTGCCTCCTTTTGCGCTTTGTTTTTATAACGACATTTCATTCCTGGCCCACATTTTTCTTTATTCGGACCCGTACCACCGCATTTTCCATCCGCCATTTCCATTCCTGAAAATTTCGCAACAATGCCGAGTGCAACTATAAGGGCTATAATAATCACAAGGGTTTTTGTACTCTTCATTTTATTATATACAAACTTAAAAAAATTGAGTACTATTTATATAAATGTGGGTCAATTCTGCAATCTACAAAAATGGAATGATCTCAGTTACATTCACCTGTTATCAGCCTGGTATTGGCTACAATAATCGTACTGAATTTTTATACACTACTCCAACTTATAATTGGAACAGTATAGATTTTTATAGTAAACACAAAACAACATACATTAATTTTCTAAACACAATGGTTGTTAAAACACTTGATATCAAGAGAAAGATTGCCAAGTTAGCCTTGTACGAAGCTCTTGATACCGGAAAAATTACCGATGTTATGAATGCAATTACCATTCTTGACCCAACGTTTGACCCTCCCATATTTAATCAACGGGCTAGGTGGCAAAGAGAGCTAGAATTTAAAATTGCTGAGGATACAAGTCTTATGGTTATATCAACTTGTTATAATGGACGCAATTTGAATCGTTATTTTAAAACTTTGATGCTAATGTAGCCAGCAAAACAATGAATGCAATGAAAAGAAAAATTCTTATAACTAGATCGGTATCTGACATACGTTTTTTAGGTTTATTACGGCGGTATTGTTTTACACGTTTTTTACACGGACTAACGACTTCAGTTGAATATGGTCCTTTATTTTTAATTTTATAGTTTAGTCCAAACACGTCACCATCTCTGTCGCAATACACAATGTCTTTATCCACACGTTGAGTAGGTTCAAGATTGCGAGACATTGGGCAATTTGGCTTTTGGGGATTGCACCACTCAATCTGGCGATCTCCTGCTGTTGTGGCGATGTCACAAGAGACGCTTGGAACCTGGGATTCCCAAATTTCCTTTGGCAACTGTTCATACACTGAATACTTAAAGGGGGCTGAGCGCGCACCTGGAGGATTAGAAAGAGTTGTATTAATTGGATCCAAACGATTATCGTATATCATTTACAATTAAGTAATATAATTCTTTTGAGCAATCTTGAGTTGATGTTTTTTCCACATTTCATCAAGATCAACATTTAACATTGAAGCAATTTGAAATAGATAACTAAATACATCGCCCATTTCCATTTGCACATCTATGCCCCTTTCCTTTCGTAGATTTGCCTTTTTAAAAGTTTTACTATGTTGTCTAATTGCTGACGCTAATTCTCCAATTTCCTCAGTAAGTAGCAACCAAACTGTATTTACATTTACCTTATCCCAGCCCTTGTATATACACATTGTCATTGTGGCATCGCGATATGCATTAAGTTCATTCATCTTACAAGTATAAGGCTTCATTATTTTAAGCTTGCTTACATACCAATCTTATTTTGGCCCATTCCCTTTCCAGCACTACTTGTGTTTGATGGAAGATTCATTAGATTGAGTGACGATGATGCATCCCTAAGATATCCCATGTATTGGGTAAGTCCTGTCATAACCTGAGAAGATGCCTGTTTTATAGAAATTTCATTCATTTTCTTGACTTGAGAACAAGTGTCGGCGTACGCATCTCCCGAGTTTGAAATAAATACTACTCTCATCAAAGCGAACAGATCTCCGCTATTTTGATAATCAATAGATACTCCAGTTGTCTTTTTAATATTTTCGCGTATCGCCCTTTGAACTAGATTTACATTAAATGTTGAGAAAAATAATGTGTTAAGAGGTGTTGGACATTGTTTGAGCGTTTCCATATTACAGTAGACCAGGAAAAAAAAAGTATGATAATTATAAATGGTGAATCAATCAGACTTTCCAGCCGCATATAATGGACCATATTGTAATATACAGAGAGGGCCTGTCTGTAAAGCTCCAAATTGTTTTATTGGATCGTATGTTCCTGTAACAAAGGGTGGAAAAATGGGTCCTTTTTTAGTCAATTCGTATCTTTTAACTCCTTGGAGATACGCCGGAACTGTTTCAGCAACCCCAATTCGTGAAGAAAATGTATCAGCATGCGTTTTTGGTTATAAAAACTAGAATACCTAATTATAAAAGATGAAGGTTGTTAAACGTTCAGGTCACTCCGTACCCATCAAGTTTGATCAAATCACAACACGTATTCTTAACCTTACTAATGGATTATCAAGTGGCGTAGATGCAACAAAGATTGCTCAAAAAGTATCATCATCCATTTACGATGGAATTTCAACACAAGAAATTGATTCATTGTCAGCTGAAATTTCAATAGGAATGATGACGGAAAATGCAGATTATGAACTTTTAGCAGCACGAATAATTGCAAGTAATATTCAGAAAAAAGCAGCAAAAACATTTCATGCATCTATGAAACATCTATATGAACTCGGTATTCTAAATGAACACGTATGGCATATTATAAATATAAACAAACACGATCTTGTTATAGAACCTTCCAGAGATTTTGAGTTTGGATATTTTGGTCTCAAGACTCTTGAAAAAAGTTATTTAATGCCCGGAGAGACTCCTCAATATATGTTTATGAGAGTTTCTGTGGGTATACATAATTATGATATTCCCCGAGTTCTTGAAACATATGAATATTTATCAAAGGGGTACTTTATTCACGCAACCCCCACACTTTTTAATGCAGGAACCCAAAACCCCCAAATGTCTAGTTGTTTTTTACTAGCAACCAAGGATGATAGTATTGATGGAATCTACGATACTCTCAAACAGTGCGCCAATATAAGTAAGTGGGCTGGTGGTATAGGTCTTCATATTCATAATGTTAGATCAAAAGGTTCTATTATCAAGGGTACAAACGGCGTGTCTGACGGAATTATTCCAATGCTCCGAGTTTTCAATGCAACCGCACGATACGTGAATCAGGCCGGACGCAGGAAAGGATCTATAGCTGTGTATCTTGAACCGTGGCACGCCGACATAATGGACTTTCTTGAACTTCGTTTAAATCAAGGAGATGAGGAGTCTCGCACAAGAGACTTATTTACAGCACTCTGGATCCCAGACTTGTTTATGAAACGAGTTAAAGATGGTGGCACGTGGTCTTTGTTTTGTCCTTCTATAGCACCAGGACTTTTTAATGTATACGGTTCGGACTTTGACGTGTTATACACAAAGTATGAAAATGAAGGACTTGCAAATAAGGTGGTAAAAGCTCAAGATGTTTGGTCAGCCATTCTAAAATCACAAACTGAAACTGGAACTCCATATATGCTTTACAAGGATTCTTGTAATTCAAAATCAAATCAAAAAAATCTAGGAGTCATCAAGAGTTCAAATCTTTGCACTGAAATAATTGAATACACTGATGAAGACGAAGTTGCTGTTTGTAATTTGGCATCTTTGGCTCTTCCTAAATTTGTTAAAAATGGTGTATTTAATTATGTAAAACTTCACAAGGCGGTTCAAATTGTAACACGAAATCTTAATCGTGTCATAGATAATAATTTTTATCCTATTGAAGAAGCTAAAAAGTCAAATATGCGACACAGGCCAATTGGTATAGGTGTTCAGGGACTGGCTGATGCCTTTTTACTTTGTGGTTATCAATTTGATAGTGATGGTGCTTCAAAAATGAATATTGCAATATTTGAAACCATATATCACGGGGCTGTTTCGCAAAGTATAGAACTTGCCGAATCAGAGGGATCATATGAAACATTTGAAGGATCCCCTGCTTCAAAAGGAATTTTTCAGTTTGACATGTGGAAGAATCCAAAGTTTAGCGGTCTTTGGGATTGGGAACCTCTTCGTGGTAAACCAATGAGAAACAGTCTTTTAGTTGCACCTATGCCAACCGCAAGCACATCACAAATTTTGGGTAATAATGAATGTATTGAACCGTACACAACTAATATTTACCTAAGAAGAACCTTGGCGGGGGAGTTTGTAGTTGTTAATAAACATCTTGTTGAAAAATTAAGTAAATTAGGAATTTGGTCAAAGGATATCAAAGATAGAATGATTCGTAATGGTGGTTCTATTCAGGAAATTACAGAAATACCTAAAAATATCCGTATTCTTTTCAAAACTGTTTGGGAAATTAAACAAAAAGTTTTGATTGATATGGCACGGGATCGTGGGTGTTTCATAGATCAGAGTCAGAGTCTTAATTTATTTATGGAAGAACCGACTGCTTCTAAACTGTCGAGTATGCACATGTATACGTGGGAACAAGGTTTGAAAACTGGTATGTATTATTTAAGAAGTAAGGCCAAGGCTCGGCCTATTCAAGTTACATTGGAACCAGATTGTAAAATGTGTTCTGCTTAATAGGATACACCATCGTATCCATAAAACTGTGCATTTCCAGCGTGAGGAAATGCATTTATTAATTCTGGGTTGGTTGTTAAATATGGACACCGTAAATTAACTCCAATTGCAACTGGTTCGTAAATTGAACTCGGGCCAAAATTATTCCTAACACCTGACTGTAATCCTGAATATTCTAGTTCTTCATCGTGATTCATATGAATGGGCGGTGCATCATTAGCCAATCCACACGAAGTTGTTATTTTTTCTGGTACTGATGCAACAACAATTTCTTTATCGTAGTTTTCATTGTTTTCTCTAACTTCATTAAATTTTAAAAAGCATAAAATAAATATTATTGTAACTACTATTCCAATAATAAGTGGTTTATTTGTCATTATATATATTATATATTTTTAAAATTTACAAGAGTGTCAATAGGCCGCGGGACGGAACTCTCTATGTAATTTCATTATCAGATATACGAATACAATTGTAGATGTTAATCCAATTACTAGAGTAATATCTTTGTTCATTTACTTTTTACAAATATAAAGTTTTTGATGCATATATAATAAAAAGGAATGAAGTTCATTGACTTTACAGCTCCTGACTTTGGTGAGTACACTAGTCGCAAGATTGTCCTGTCGTTAAATGATAAGCCTATTCGCTTACAAATTCCTAAACTCTATATGCCATTTGGCATTTCAGGTTTTACTCCTGATTACGGTCAGAAGAAGTGGAACATTGATTTTTCAATCAAGAATTGGGATCAAGAGTCTTATAATCAAAAGTTTTACAGGTTTCTTATAAATCTTGAAAATCAGATTATTGATCATATTCACAAGAATTGTGAACAAATATTTTTCTGCGCTCTTCCTCGGGATTCAATTGTGGCAATGTTTAATTCAAACATCAAGCCTTCCGATGGTCGTGATCCCAGGTTCAGGGTCAAAGTTGATACTGATATGAATGGTCGTATTAAACCTATTATTTTTGATGAGAATGAAACTGATATCACTTCAGTTGCTGAAGAGAAGCTTCATTCTCATAAAATGGGATCAGCTATTATTGAACTCAATAGTGTCTATTTTATGAACAAGCGTTTTGGACTAACTTGGAAGCTTCATCAGCTCAAGGTTTTTGAGCCTCAAGCAAAGAAAGCAACCGGTTTTCTCTTTTCGTCTATTGACGGGAAAGAGCCGCAAATGGGTTAGATCGTTTAAACATCCGTAGAGATAGCTTCTTCTTTTGCATAGCCCTCCTTTTAGATTCCGCATCCATCTTGCGCTGCATGTGACCCTCCCGAGGACCGCGAGCAACACCCTTATTTGTACGAATACGACGACCACTTGGGTGACGAGGAGTCAACCCCGTGCGCGCTGGGGCAGCCTTGCGAGCACGCTTCTTTCTAGGCGCACCTGGAGTATTAAAAATCATCTGAAAAGCCTTGGCCTCAGTCATACGCATACCACCTTTGTTCTTGCGAACGCGGCGACCGGCGATGGCCGCTGGGCGAATAGGCGCAGGGATGTTATGGCTTGAGTGCACCCGAACAGCCAGTGTTCCGGGGGCACGAACGTGGAAAGCCGCTTTTGGCTTGTACGTTTTGGTACCATCTGACTTCTTTATAAAGAATTTACCTTTGGCTGATACATAAATAATGCGCTTTTTGCTATTTCTAAAGTGAGTATTAGAATCCATTTTATATAATTATAAAAGAAAATAATAATTACATAGATCCATATGCTATTTTAGCGCAGTAAATTTGTAAAGATTCTTTAAGTAGTTTTCCTGATACAAATCCATAAGGTGCTGTTGGGGTCTGAAGTGATTTTTTAGCAGATGTTACCGATTTCATCCAAAGTTGAATAGCTTTTGGTGGAAGACTTTTAGCCATTTAACATGTACAATTATTAATTATTTAGATATTGCTTCTTTCTTCATTTGTTGTATACAAGCACCAAATGAAGATCTAGTATGAATAATACCCATTTCCTCACATTTATTAGCAATAAATAAAAGCATTGGATTATTTGTAAGTACAAATGGGCTATATGAATCTACATATTTCCAGTCTTTTATATATTTCCAAGCACCATCAACTTTATTACAAGCTTCACGAGTACCATCTAACAATTGATCCATTTATTATATAGAAATTTTACATTTTATCAGCCTTTTTGTGGTACGCATTAACAAGTTTCTTGTGGTCTTTGGTACCCTTCTTGGGCATTAAAACCATAGATCCATCTTTGGACTTGTGCTCTTTGCGATACTTTGCAGCCATCTTCATCCACAGCATAGCCTTGGGGTTGTGTTTGGTAGCCTGGCTAGCAGCCTTAGACACGTAACGAACACCAGCAGATGTCTTTTTGGCCATCAAATCGCCGGGTTTAAGACCACCTGGTGTATGGGCTGCGGTATTATTCATTACTTGACGACGGGATCCTTCTGCGATTTCAACCATTTTAGTATATATAATTACACTTGGAAAATTTTTAGAACATCACTAAGGCTGGCTGAACTTTTTCCTACTGGTATTTGAGCACGAAGTCGTGGGTCGTTAAGCACCTCCGAACAAATCTGCGACTTAAGTCCCTGTAAGGTTACTATAGCCTCCTCCGCGCTTGGGTAATCGCCTCCTGTACATATGAATTTTCTGACCACAACTTTTTGGGTCTGACCTGTCCTATGGCTTCGAGCAATCGCCTGTAGTTCGGTTGCTGGATTCCAAGACGGAGCCATAATATAGACCCGAGTCGCCGCCTGCAGGTTAAGTCCTTGTCCACCAGCCTTTATCTGAATCAAAAATACCGCACCACCTGCACACTCATTGAAGTGTTTTATCTGACGCTCCCTAACATCCTTATCAACAGACCCATCAATCCTACAAACTGCGCCTATCCTATGTTCAATTATATCCATCTCCTCAATGAATTGACAGAATATAAGAGTCTTTTCAGTCGGATGGTCTTTCATCATTTTAAACAGGGTATCCATTTTCATACACCCGTGTTTCCAAGTATCAAACTCGTGGCCATTTTTGGTTGCAATCCCGTTTAGATACAACTGTGGATGAACCATTACCTGTCTAATTCTAAGAAGGCATTCAAGAATAACCATCATATGCATACCTACATTAGTCGCGCGATTCACAATTGACTTGATTCTATCCTTATTTAGGTCAAATACTGTATCATATAGGGCTCTTTCCTCTGGGTACATTTCAATCTCAACATTTTGAAAATCACAAGGTGGCAAGGCTAATCGCTCATTGAACTTGGATACATCCTCCTTGGTTCTACGAAGCACATAGGTTTCCCGAATCTCTTGAGTTTTAGCCTGAACGTGGTTACGACTTAGCCCCACAAAAGAACACAAGGCAACAAAGTCCTTCATAGAATTGAATACTGGTGTACCAGAAACAACCCATCTAATAGAAGAGTTTAGACGGGCTAGTGAAGCGTGTCTCTTTGACCTAAGTGTACGCACCTCGTGACCCTCATCAAGAATGACCCTATCCCAATGAATTTGATGGAGAATGGTTGGTGTCCCAAGTGGAGCTCCCGAAACCGAAGTAACTGAATAGGGAGCAATCACAATATCGTACCCAAGAAATTCTTGAGCATCCCGAGTTCTACCTGTACCATCAAACATCAAGACCCGGAAATTAGGAGCAAACTTGTGAATTTCATCCTTCCATTGGGAAACAATTGACTTTGGTACAACAATTAGGGTATGCTTCTTGGTGTTACCAAGCATAACTGCGATAAGCTGAATAGTTTTTCCTAGACCCATCTCATCACAGAGAAACCCACCTTTTGGACCCTTGGGTGATAGCTCACGAATAAGCATCCAAGCAACACCCTCCCTCTGATAGGGGGCGATTAAGCGGCCTTGCAGCTGTTCAGTAGCGTATCGGTAACGTTGGGAGATTTGGGTATCCATTGAGAGTGAGTATATGATTAGTCATCTCAAAGTCCTAAACCTTGGCTACATTTTGACACATTTTTTGAACTATTTTGACTTAAAAATACAACCCATAATATATATAAGATGAACGTAAAACGCCTTAATTATATTGGTTCAAAGTATCAATTACTTGATTGGATCAAACAAACTATAGAAACAAAAACTGGATGGACTTCATTCGGGGACAAGAAGATTGCTGATTTATTTGCGGGGACTGGGGTTGTTTCACATTACTTTAGGCTTCTTGGAGCAGAGGTTCATTCAAATGACGCTGAAAAATATAGCTCAATAATTAGTCACGCCTTGACTAGATCTACCTGTACTACTCATTGTTTAGAAGTCATAGAAGAGGTACAAAATGAATCGTGTGTTGGATTTATAACCAGACATTATAGCCCCTATGAAGGTAATGAAAGAATGTTTTTTACAATTGAAAATGCAATGAAAATTGATGGTATTCGTAAAGCTCTTATTAACAGAACTGATCTATCTGATAATAAATTTAAGTTTCTTTTGGCATCACTTATTATAAGTGCAGATGCAGTAAGTAATGTACCAGCTGTCTACGGCTGTTATCTTAAGAATTTCAAGGCCAAGGCACTAAAAAAAATGATACTTGCCCCAATTCATACATTGGAAGAATCACCGTGTTCAGAATCACAAGTTTATAATTGTGATGTTATTAATGGTATATTTCCTAAATTTGATGCAGTTTATTTAGATCCACCATATAATGAACGTCAATATTCTAAAAATTATTTTCCACTTAATATGATTGTTGAGCAATCTGAAAAACCTCTCAAAGGTAAAACTGGTATTCCCGAAGAGTGTTTTTTATCATCCTTTTGTAGAAAGGGCCAAGTAGTTGCCTCTTTTGAGAAACTTGTTCAAAATCTAAAAACAGATTGGATATTTTTATCGTATAGTAGTGAAAGTCTTATATCCAAGGATAATATGATGACTCTTCTAGGTAAATATGGAATTGTTTCTATTGTGGAACGAGACTATAAACGATTTAAATCATTTGAGTACAATGCAGACAATGCAATTAAGGAGTATATATTTTGTTTACAAAAATTCAACATCTAAATTATCCTTGAATAATTCTAAAAAGTTTTCAAAATACCAACGAATTGCCATATTTGATCGGCTTTTCGAGTGAAACTGAAACTCTACTATGGCTACTCCTCCAACTTTAAGCGTTGATGATCCTATCCATTCCTCGTGAGTCATTGTCCACGTGTACTCGTAGTCGTTCCATTGAATTTCCTTCTTAGTCTTGATGTACTTGATGGTATTTTTTGCTTCGTTATAATAAATTATTGGACAATCAAATGTATATTCAAAGAGAACTGGTAGGATTTTATTAATGTTTTCCTGAATATCCTTTTTCAAGGCTTGAATTTCTGTGAATTGAAAATTCATCAATTCACAAAACTTCAATGGTTGTGGTTGTCCGATAACTTGGGGTGCAACTTTTCCATCTTTTTTGGTTGTTTTTGCACTTAAGTGCTGAGAACCATCCAAACTCGTAAAATCATACCTAGACCCACTCTGAGCGGAGTGCTTGCAATCGGGGAAGAGGTCTTTGAGCCGTGTGAGCCGTGGCACCAATATTTGGGGTGTATCCAGGTCGTATTTGTATTTTCCAACATATGGAATATTATATACAAGGCACAATGACTTTTCAAATATTTTTCCAGTATTTTCGGTTTGGATTTTAACAGTAGTCATTCTTAACATTAATTATATTAGATTTGTATTGTTTATCATAAACCTATGCTATTTTTAAACAAGTTTTTAGTTATAAAGACTGTATCCTACTAAATAATTTTCTTGACCTTCTTCTTCTTCTTCTTGTTCTTCCAGTTTATGTTTTTGACTTTTATTACCTAAATAAGTTTGTTCATCTTTTTGTAATGCTTTAATTATTTGTTCTTGTGTTGGTCGTTCACCTTTTAATTGTTTAAATGCTGGATGTCCACTCAATGCCCTTGTATTTTTACAAGTATTTGGGCACGCGGAATTACAATTAGTTTGTGGTATTTTTAAATCTTTTGTTGCTATACATTTTGTATCGTATCCACGCCCTGTAAAATTAGCATCATTATAACAGCTAAACTTACATGTAGGATCTTTGTCATCTGAGACACTTTGAGCTAAAGTTACACCTACACCAGATACAGCTAGGTTTGAAGCATTCTTTAATCCAGCACTTTGTAAACTACTTTGTAAACCATCTGGATCTGTTTTTATTTTTTTTGCTGCAGCATTAGCCGCATCTACATCATCCCCTTTATCCATTTCTTTGCTCATAAAATAAAATAAAATAATTAAAACAATAAGTCCTAATATTGTATAAAGTGCATTTTTTGTTGGTTTATCCATCATCATTCTATAATATAGTACAATGAAATATTTTAATCAAAATTGTCATATTTTAATAAATTAAAATTTGTATCCATACCCATTATATCCATGTTTTTATCCATTTTAATAGGACTTTGACTCATTATCACTGGTGGTGATGCACTCATCGGAACTGGAGTTGAAACTGGGTCTGGCACAGGAACTGGCACTGGAATTGGTAATACAACTACCGAAGTACTCACTTTTACTGGGGGTGGTGGAGTTTCTTTTCCTATGTATAGTAAAAAAAATATTAATACTATGATACTTACAAATCCTAAAATAATATTCAGTGTATTAAACTCCATATTATTTTATCATTTTATTTTAAATTATGATACTACTTTTATCATCAATTTTTCTTATAATACCTCCCATAATAGGTAATTTTGTAGGACCTATTGAGCAATTAATTCAACTTGCAATGTTCCTGATAGTTATAACATCTTTGGTTCATTGGAATAATCCGGTGAGAAATACTTTTAATTCGCGATTTGATTCAAGATTGGTAAAATCAACAATTATTTTTACTTCTATTTATGCATTGTTCTTCAAAGGTCTACATGAACAACAAAGAAATTTTGTAATTTTTTTAATGGCCTGTTTGGCTTTTTCATTTTATAAAGGTTCTCAAGCTTCAAGTAAAGAGTGGTGTTCTGATGATCACCTAGTTAAACATTATTTTGTTCACATGTTTGGAATACTAGCGGGATTGGCTATTTTTACTTAGCGTCTTTTAGTAGGACGAAGAGGCTGATTATACTGGACTTTATTAGCTGCACCCACCAATCTTCTTGCATTGGCTGTATTTACTGCAGTTGGTCTACGTGCAGGTACTAAAAAGATTGGGCCTCTGCCGTGCAGTTCATTTACCATATTTTTTAGTTGTTGTTTCATAAGACGCACAGAAGCGGGACGTCTGGCTGCTTCTTCTCTGGGAATTGCTTGATAGTGAACATTAATAGCTTGTTTTAAAAGTGCTCTAGCCCTTGGAATAATATTTGCATTACTCCTTGGTCCTTGATTTTTAATATAAAATCTATTTAAAGGATTTCTTGCAAGTTGACGATTTCTGTGATAGTATATATTTCTATTAAGGTGGACAAATCCATTTTTTTCCATCTTATTTTTAAAATTCTGTTCAGCCTTTCTCCTATTCTGTTCTTCAAGTTCTGGAACCATAGTTAAAACGCGTCTAATAAAATTTGGTGGTAAAGCATTTGGGCGAGATGACATACTTGCTAACCTGGATATAGCCATTGCACTAGCTTTTGATCGCGGTGACATTTATATTTAATCACTATTATTTTCTTCATCATCTTCAATCTCACATTTTAAAACAATTGGTTCTTTTTCTACAATTTTACGCGGTGTTCTAGTCTTGGGTAAAATATCATCACAACCGTTTGCCCTGTGCCAAATAATCTTGTCCCAAAGATCTTTCATAATTGGAAGATTATCCTGAAACCATTGACGATCTCTGGGAACGTGAACAACTACAAATTCAGCCGGACCTGGCCACGTTATATCAGCCGGTTTATATTGAATAAAATCGCACGTATCTAAATCTAAAATTTCCATTAAAAGTTGAAGTTGTGGCATATAGTAAACAGGCACTTCAGGTTTGATATCCCTTCTAAGAGGACATTTTATCTCTAGGAGCTTTCCAGATTCTGTGATACCATCTGGACTTCCACCTAACCAAGAGTGAATAGGATGTGGTCTAAGTCCAATTTCGTGAGCAATTTCATTATATTTCAGACAGTAAATATCTCTAGCCTCTTCTTCATACTTATTACCGTGCAAAGTTGCAATATTGCCGTCAAACTTTTTAAGACCACACTTTTTTAGGATCAAGTCTTTAGGTTTTTCATATGGATTAACACCTATAGCAGTTGCTGCGTCACTAGCCGTGAGCATATTACCTCTAAGTTTGAGCCATTCATCGGATCTTTGGGCGGCGTACTCACAATCCAGTAAATTTCTGACTCGTTCATCCATTTACCATTTAAATAGGTAAATGTTTAAGTGCATCTTGTGCAGCTATTTGTTCTGCTTGTTTTTTATTTTTTGCAATGCCAAAACCGGTCACAGTTCCATCAACCATTGCCGAAATTTTAAAAACGCCATTTACATGCGATTCAATAATATAAAGTGGTAAATCAAACTTTTTACTTTGACAAAATCTCATTAAACGATCCTTGTGATTATCATCAATAAGAAGACAACCCATATCAACCATTTCGGGGTTTTGAAAAATATTTAAAATAAATTCCTTGGCGTGTAAAAGTCCTAGATCAAGATAAATCGCACCTATTAATGCTTCAAACACATCTTCCAAAACTTTTGGGTTTTTATTCCAACCATTACGCATTCCCTTGTCATCCATAAGAATCCACTTATCAAGTTCCAACTTTGAAGCAATTTGAGCCAGCGTTTCTCCTCTTACTAATTTTGTACGCGCCTTGGTCAGGAAACCCTCCTGTTTATTTTCGTACCGATCAAAAAGATACTTTGTTATAATAAATCCGAGAACAGAATCCCCCATAAATTCAAGGGTCTCAAAAGATTCAATTAACGTGTATTTTTTCATCGCTGATTTATGGGTAAAAGCCCTTTGGTAAAGCTTGAGATTGGTAACTTTGACACCTATCAAAGCATCAATCTCAGATTTTACGAGTACTGGGGGATTTATAAGTGCAGAATATTCATCATCATCGGAAGAAGAAGACATTCGTTTTGTAATATATGCGTATTAGTTTTTAAGCCACAACTGTTTTAGCCTTCTTGACAACAACACGCTTTTTAGGGGCATCTGCCTCTGTGGGTGAATCAGCTGCTGGCTTTTCAGCAACAACTGCAGCCGCCTTTGGTTCCTTGGGTGCCTTGGGTGCCTTGGGAGCTTTGGGTTCCTTGGGAGTCTTGACGTAATGAGGGCTGAGATACTTTTGGATATTCAGAAATGTAACCTGAACACCCTCTGGAGGCTGAAGAAGCTCACGAAGTCCATCATCAAGAATAATCATACGACCGTTGTCCGGGTGCTTGAGATCATTTAGCGTAATGTACTGATTAATTCTGCGAGTCACTTCACTTCGTGAAACGGTATCCTCATCGGCGAGTTTCAGAAAAGTTCTGAGCATTGGAGACACTTCAAGGGTTCTATTGAAGCCATTGTTAGCTGCGCGGGTCTTTGCCTTCTCACCTGTAGGATCCTCCTGAGTGGCTCGGATCTTACGAACAATCTTGGTAAGGGCTTTAATATCTGAGCGGAGGGCAGCAAGTTCAATCTCCATTTAGTATACTATGGGACTGTTTCTTTAAGTGTTTAAATGAGAGCAAATGTGCCAGCAATCGCGAGAGCTATTAAAAGAATAATAACCGCATAAAAATAACGATTTAGTATTGGTTCTTGAACTTCTTTTGCTGAAACAGTTAGCCAAGGATTTGGTACAGGGCGAGTGTTATTAAATGATACTTTTTCAAGAGTTGTGCTATCTCCTGGACAGGGTCCAACCGAATTAGTTCCTTTACACGTTCCACATCCAGGATTGCAAAAATTGAACATATCTGCAATTTTCCCAGTCTTTGGATCAATTGCGGTTGCAATGTATCCGCAAGCGGTACTTCCATTTTTCATCAAGTGTGGTGCGCACGCTTGTCCCGAAAAAGCTGCATCACACGTGGTTTGATCAGTGCAAGTTGGTGGTGGCTGTATAGACTCTTGACAAAATCCCGGTGAAACTCCACCTGGACAACATCCGGGGTTGCATAGGTACGTAAAATGACTATCGGTATAACCACATACATAATTTGCTGTATACCCCAAAGGACTTACATTTAATATTGAACATTTACCAGGTGCAAAAGTACAAGCTTTATTATCAGCACATGTTGATTGAATAACATCGGCCGACATTATATATTATATTATTATAAAATAATGGACACTTCGTTTTATTCAGATTCCGTTGTGGAAGATTTTATTCAAACAAATTTATGTCAGTCTGATCGTAAGCTATATAAGCATTATCTAAATAATGATGTTGCAAAATTTAGAGAACGTATTCATAGAAAGTACCCAACAACTTCAGATAAAAGAATTGAACAAGTTGTTTATGCGTGTATAACTGATAGTATTCGTGATATTATTCTTCATACAATTGGAAAACTGACTGAAAAAATGTATCCTTCTGGTGACCTTGTTATAACGGGTGGAGAAGCTTTCAACATGTATTTTGAAAAAGATTCCAGAATAATTACAAGTGATATTGATACAAAGTTTATTCCAGTTTTTAGAGGACAATCTGGTCAACTTATTTCAACAAAAAGTTCTAAATATTTTGGATTTCTTCAATCTGTCAAATTACAACTTTGGAATAATCTTGGTGAAATTGCAAAATCATTAAATAAAAAAATAAGAGATAGAATTATTAAAACATTAAAAGGTACAAAGATTGTCAAGTTTTTAGGAATATCATTTCCAGAAAAAGGACCTTGGGTAACTCGCCGATATACTTTGATTCAGAAGAAACGACACGATTTTAAATCAAATAATGTCAAACTTGAAGATGTTTTAATTGATGTAGAACTTTTTGCACTTGATTTAAAAATTAAGTATTATTCAGTTGAAAAGAATAGAGTTATTAAATCAAATATGGGTGGTATTCTTGATATTGCCATTATGAGACCATTTGAAGTTGGGTACGAGATTGCATTTTCAAGAAATCAAGGAATAATGTATTTTAACAAGGATCAGAATAAAATGGTTTCTGATAAACGAATAATGTTTGCCGGAAGAAAATTCTTAATTGAAGATGTGTATTTGATGCAGCAACTCGGGCTTCGTCCAAAAAAAGCGGCCAAGGATAAAAAAAGAATGCTTACATTTGCTAGACAAGTTTTAGGTCTTACAACTATTCAAAAATCAGATCCACTTGATGTCATATTTAAGAAATCAATGAGAAAATTAAAAGAAGTTTCGGGACAATCTATAAAGAAACGACCAATTTTTAAACTTGATTATAAAAATATTGATCCCAAAAAGTACAAGAATTTTACAACTACACCCAAACCATCTATTGAATATCAAATGATTGGTCTTCGTGGTCCAAGAAATATAAACATTCCAAAATTTGCAATTACATCTGGACCATTTAGATTTAATATTAAAAAAAGAAAATGGATAACCAATACTAATAATTTGTATATTAAAAATGAAAATACGTACCGAGCAACTGAAAAAATAAATTCAAAATTTCATCTTGAAAATTTATTATATGGTTACAATCCAGTCCGAAATCAATGGATGCCTAAAAATCTTATTAAAAAATCTGCAATGATTCCAATAGTTGGTTTAAAGAATACATCATTTATACTGGTAGACAAATGATTTTCGGAAAGCCCAAGAAACTTCCAGATGGTCGTTATTACCTTAAAGTTACCAAGGATGACGAAACTCGTGTAATGTATCAGTTAAATAGGACAAAACTTGTTACAAAGTTTGATGATTCAGAAAATGTGACTCTTGAACTTACCGATGCGGCTGTTTCTATTATTTCTAGCGTTGATGAAAGTATACTTGCGGCAGCCAAAACAAACTGTCTTGATTGGTTTGGAAAGAATCTTGCAGAAAAGACTCTGGATGCCGCATTTTCCCGAAGCGTCACGGGTGGTCATCTTATGACTGTTGGCAAGGCGACTGTCAAGGGTCAGATTCTTACAAAGGTTTATACAAATACAAGGGACTTGGTTGAATCTAGTGTACTTGAAGCGGATGTATCGTGTGATGTTATGCTTGAATTTTCTGGTATTTGGTTTATGAAAAAGACATTCGGTCCTATCTGGCGTATTGCTCAGGCCAGGATGTTAGCAGCTCCTAAAAAGTTGTATCCGGATGAATATCTTTTCCAGGACTCCGAGGGCGATGCTCAATCAGAAGAAGATGCAGATTACATTTGATCAAAAAAATTAAATCTCATATGTATAGTAAATGATGAAGTTTGATTCAAAGTCCATGGTGATTATTGGCCTTGTGTTGGCTCTTTTATTTATTCTTTTTGGTCCCGCATCAGCAAAGTCTTCGTATATGTATGCACCCCCAGATGTCCCATCATCAGAGTATGCACCAGCAAATCTTGCTGGAACTGATATCAACCTTGTGACAAGTTGTGCACAGAATGCTGGGGTTGGGCTTGCTTCATCTCTCCTTCCCCGCGAGTTAGCAACACAGGAAAGTTTTGGACAGTTTGCACCAGATGATGTTCTATCTGGCCAGAACTTTCTTGATCCCAGGAGCCAAATTGGGTGGCCAGAAACCATTGGAGGTGTTCTCAGAAACGGCAACCAACAAGAGCGCGCAGAACCACCCAATCCCAAGCAGGCCTACACATGGAATAATTCTACAATTACCCCAGATCTTATGCAGCGCAATCTGTGCACTTAAAGTTTTTGTTCATTTATTACTAAATGGCTTCCGAAATTACAGATGAGTTCCGCGCCGCTATGGCTTCTTGGGTTGAGCTTAAGACACAACTTACCGCAGCACGAAAGGATATGAAAGTATTAAACAATCGCGAAAAGCAACTCAAGGAATACATAAAGACTTATATGAAAAATCAACAAATAGATAATGTCAATCTTAAAAATAACGCAAAAGTAGCAATCAGACATACTGTTAAAAAGTCAACTATGACGAGAGAGGCTGTTCGTTCCGGTCTCGCCATTTATTTTACAGGGGATGAAACTAAGATTGAGGGAGCAATGAATGCAATCATTGACAATCTTCCACAGACTGAGACCGATGTAATAAGTCTCACGGGCTTAGAAAAAAGGACCGACAAGTAGATAAGAAACGTTATTAAAAATGGTTTGGTCTGAATATGTTCAGGAAGCGCACGCACACGATAATGACTGTGAAATGTCGGATGGTGATAATCACGAAGATGGAGACCGCTGGATGAATTGCGATGATTGGACAACGTGGCACTCACAGGATTTAATGAATATGTGGATGTCAATTAGAGCCTATCGGGAAGATTCCGGAACTTATTATAGTATTTTAAAAGTTGCCACGTATACCGATTTTTGTGAATTTTGTTATCGCTTTTCTCATCAGTAAAAAATTATCAGTATACTTTAAATGATTGATGTTACTGGCCCTAAAGTTCTTATTCCAACCGTTCTCTTTGCACTATTGAGCCCCGGTTTAATCCTTCAACTACCAGACAAAACACCAGGTGAAGTTGGATGGTTCCATTCTGACCATACATCTAAAATGTCAGTTTTGTTTCATATGCTCGTCTTTATCATTGTATATTCTCTTATTGCCAAAGCTATGAACATTGTTCTCACAAAGACTGACCTTATTGTTACCGCCTTCTTATTTGCTATGCTTTCTCCAGGTATGTTGCTAACTCTGCCACCAGGTGTAGGTGGCATCTTTAACTCGGGACAGACTGGAATTGGCCCAATCCTTGTGCACGCGCTTGTATTTGCCATTGTGTTTGCGCTAATTCGCCGCCAATTCCCTCAGTACTATTAGTAACAATGAAGTATCTTATTCTTGGTCCAGGTGGTCAAGGATTATTTATAATGCTTGGATATCTTAAAAAAATTGAACACCAACTCAAAGATGTTGAAGAAATTTCTGGAGCGTCAGCCGGTGCACTTTTAGCATTTGGTTTAGCAACTGGAAAAACCCTAGATGAAATATTAAATTTTTCAATAAATATTGATATTGAGAGTCATATAAAAATACAACTCAAAAATTTATTGAAAAACTTTGGATTCATTGATACTGTTAAGATTAAAGAAACACTCATACAAATAGTTGGATATAATCCACGTTTCAAAGATCTTAAAATAAAACTTCACATTTCGGCAATGTGTCTAAATACATCAAGTACCGTTTATTTTTCAGCAGATACACATCCAGACATGTATGTGGTTGATGCGGTGTGCGCAAGTATTTCAATACCGCTCATATTTATCGGGTACAAGTATCAAGATGGTATTTATATAGATGGAGGAACATTGGAAGAAGTTCCAGCACTCCCATTTCTTCATAAAAATGCAGATGACGTGTTTTGTATTCAAATAAAGGTTCAAAAACCACAGTTTGAAAAGATTACAGACATACGAATTTATATTAAAAATCTTATAACAGCCGGATTCTTATCTAGAATAAATTATCCACAAATTAAACGTATATTACTTGAATGCGATATGTTTGACTTGTTGAACGCAAAGTTATCAGTAGAAGATAAGCTGCGTCTTTTTATGCTTGGTCAGAAGTAAAAAAATAATCAGGGTTACTATTAATATGGTTATTCCATGCAACATTAATGAAAATGAAAATATGGTTCGGTATAAAATTCGTAACCGGTTTCATCTAAACAATTCAAATGTAAAAAATCTCACAAGAAATCAATTGTGCCATTTATATAAGAAATGTTTGACACCACCTTATGCAATGCCCCCGATTGCATTTAAGACTATCAAAGTTAGATCTGATCATTATAGCATTGGTATGAGCGATAATATACCACTGTCCCGTAATCAAATGTTTATGCTTCTCAAGGGGAAACCGACAAAAGTTCAATTAATGGCGATGGGTCGCACGCTTGGTATATCGCTTGTGTCCAATTCAGAACTCTTTAAAAATGAAGCAAATGTTGTAAAATATTTCAAATCTAAAATTATTGAAGTCTTGACAAATCTTGGAGAACCGGAACCAATTCTTATAAAGGTTCCAACACGTGGAACTCGGGTAACATCTATAAGTGGAAACGTTACTATCCAAGATGCAAATAGTGGTGTAGCTCTAAATACCAATGGTATTCCTATACAATCATTGAATGAATCGGGAAATCTAAATACTAATGCGCCAATAAATAATTTGGGGCCCAGTACTAATAATTTGGGACCAAGTACTAATAATTTGGGACCAAGTACTAATAATTTGGGACCAAGTACTAATAATTTGGGACCAAGTACTAATAATTTGGGGCCCAGTACTAATAATTTGGGACCAAGTACTAACAATCTCAAGGCAAATTCAACAAATCTTGGGACTCCCAAAGCAAATAGAAGTATTTGGGGAAACATCTTAAGTAAAAATAAAAATCAAAATAAAACTCCATCATCATCAACTTTATGGGGTGGT